GACTGAATGGAAACGAACCTATATTCCGCAATAAGATATTTACAAACATACTGGATGACATAGCAATAAAGAAGGGAAACAAGATTATTACTGTGGAATAGTTGAAAAAAATCGAATAGTTGAAAATCGAATAGTTGAAAAATTGAATCATACAGAATGAAATAGATGAATGATATAGATACAAATAACCATAGACTTATATATAAGATTAATCAATCATGTCGGTTTCAGCCGACCCCAAAAAACGCTACGCGAATTTATTTGAATTTTTACAAAAACATAAGGTGACCAAGGGTTCAGATACTAGCACTATAACAAATACCCGGATCGGAGACGGGACGTCTATTTATCCAGGGTCATATTCGATCCCAGACGACGAATATGAGACATTTCTGGACATATATGGAAACGAAATGTTCGTTAAAAATACGAACAAAAAGGAATACCTTACAGAAAAGCAACGAGTTAATACCGGGGTGCTCGTAGTTGATATCGATTTTCGTTATTCGTATGAGGTAGATGAAAGACAATTTACAAGCGAACACGTGGACGATGTAATCGATTTATATTTAGAACTACTAAAAAAGATATACAATTTCGACGAAAATGCTGAGTTCCAGATATTTGTAATGACTAAGGAGACCGTGAACCGTGTGAAGGAAAAGAACTGTACGAAAGATGGCATTCATTTGTTATTTACATTTCAAGTAGAGCGTGATATTCAAATGTATATTCGAGAACAGATATTGAAAGAAATCTCTAATATTTGGACGGATATGCCAATAATCAATACATTTGAGGATGTGTTTGACAAAGGTATCACCGCTGGGACGGTGAACTGGCAGTTATATGGTTCACGAAAACCAGGTTATGATAGATATAAAATATCTAGAATTTTAGATGTAACGTTTGACCCAAATGATAATGAATTTAGTTACGATGAAGCATCTGTATCAAAATTCGATTTAAAGCGCGATTTGATGAAGTTGTCTGTTCGAAATACGAATATCGGGTCTGCTTTATTAAAAAACAGTTTTATTCCTGTATACGATGACTATAAACGAAAGTCGAATTTGTCATCTGTAACGCGTAGAGTTAATGTAACCGCACAGATTGATACGTCATTTGATATAAATACATTATCTCAAATACAAACCAAAGACGAATTAGACATGGTCAAAACCAGCTTCTTAGATTCATTGACCCAGGACGATCATGAAATCCTTGAAGCTCACGAATTGGCGATGGCGTTACCAGTTTCGTATTATGGTAACGGGTCATACGACAAATGGCAACGTGTCGGTTGGTGTTTACGTAATATAAGCGACAGATTACTAATAACGTGGCTATGCTTCTCAGCAAAATCGGAAATATTTGACTATCGTTCAATACCAGATTTATGTGATAAGTGGAGGCGCACATCTAATCGCAATACCAGCGGTGGTATTACAAAAAAATCACTTCTAAATTGGGTTCGCGAAGACAATCGAACCGAATATGATAGAATTGCGGAGAATTCGGTTGATTGCTTAGTAGACCAAGCTCTTTCACAAGGAGGCAAACCCGGTTCGCGCGGTTCGGACAGTGGATGTAGTGACTTCGACCTCGCTAACGTATTATATACAATGCATAAGCATAAGTTTGTATGCGTTTCTGTAAGAGCGGACGAATGGTTATATTATGAAGGACATCGCTGGAAATCGAATGAAAAAGGAATGAAGTTGAGACAACAAATATCAAAATCGTTTCGAAACTTATTTCGACAGAAAGCTAGTTCGTTAGCATCGATACGTGTGGACCGATTTGAAAACGACAACAAGCCCGACAACAAGCCCGACAACAACGAAGAAAATACCCAAGATAATGCTTCTACGCGCGAAAACCTGATGATCTCACGTTGTAATATGTTAATTACGAGACTTGGTAGTACAAGTGAAAAACAAAAAATTATGACCGAATGCAGAGAATTGTGCTATGACAGCGACTTTCTAGACAACTTAGACGCGAACCCATACCTACTGTGTTGTAATAATGGTGTATATGATTTTAAATTAAAATTGTTTCGGTCAGGTTTACCCGAAGACTATTTAAGTATGTCAACTAATATAGATTACGTTCAATTAAAACCCGAACACGATGTTATTGTGTGCGAAATCAACACTTTTATGAAACAGTTGTTTCCCGAAGACGAATTGTGTCAATATATGTGGGACCATCTGTCATCCGCATTGTTAGGAACATCAACGAATCAGACATTCAATATGTATATTGGCGGTGGTTCAAATGGTAAATCGGTTCTAATTGATTTAATGTCTAAAGTGTTAGGTGATTATAAGTGCGATGTTCCTCTCTCCTTAATTACAGACAAACGAGGAAAAGTCGGTGGGGTCAGTCCAGAAATAGTAGGCTTAAAAGGAAAGCGATATGCGGTCATGCAAGAGCCTCAAGAGGATGATGTGATAAATGAAGGCATTATGAAGCAATTGACTTCGGGAAAGGACCCCGTTCAAGGCCGAGCTCCTTATATGCCTCAAGTAGTAAGTTTCATGCCCCAATTTAAGCTTGTAGTAGCATCAAATCACTTCATGAAGGTGAAAGCAACAGACCATGGTACCTGGCGCAGAATTCGGTCTGTGCCATTTAAAGCATTATTTACAAATAATCCGGTTGATACTGATCCCGAAAAGCCTTATCAATTCAAGACGGATGTTTCGATAGATGAAAAATTTGAATCTTGGAAAGAGGTATTCCTATCGATGCTTATAGAACACGCGTGTAAGACTGATGGAATAGTAAAGGACTGTGATATAGTGTTGGAACAGAGTAATGATTATCGCAAATCTATGGACATCCTCTCAGCGTATATGGATGAACAAATTGTACGAGACCCTACCAAAACGGTTGGTAAAACTGAAATCAACCAGGATTTCCTGAGATGGCACGAGACGAATTATGGAAATCGCGGACCTTCGCCCAAAAAATTACACGAGATAATGACAAAAACGTTTGGAAAATGTATTAATCTGAGGTGGAAGGGGTGTTCATTCAAATCGTATGAAAAAGAAACTGATGAAAGTGCGGAAGAAGAATTACAGAGAATGACCGATGGTAGTGATAGCAACTAATACACTGTGGTAACCAAAGTGGTATATAACAATAAAAATAAAAAAACATCAAAAAATAAAAATTTTTTTGATGTATCAGGCAATGTATGGTTCCGCCCGTATTATGGAACGGAGAAACGAGTATTGTTTATACATAAGATTTTGAATGTTTGTAATATAGAAAGGATATGCGATAATAATTACAAGAATGCCGACTTTAATGTATTTATGTAAATCGCTATTCAATAAAAATGAATAAGTGAAAACAAAAAAAGCAACCGCATATATAATTAATAACCAAAAGTTGGCATTTTGGACGAATGGGTATTGTTTTGAATAATATTCAAAATAGGTATCATTCGTAGTGAGAAATTCGTTAAAATTATTGTATATGGTTTCTAGTTTGCTGTTTTGAGTTTTAATATGGTTGTATTCGTCTGTGCTCATGATATACAATAATGTGATAAAAGAATCCAAATTTACTCGGTGTAATAGATTATTCCATCATATATTTGAAAAAAAAATGGAACGATGGAACACGCTAAAACTATAAGTATTTTTTTATATAATTTCATGTCTAATTGGACGTATACAAATAAATAAATAAGAATCAGTAAAATAAAAATATATATGACTGTTAGTAAATTTTTCCATGTTTGTAGTGCGTAATATTGTTGCAAGTCATATTGCGTATTAGTAATAGTAATATTTTTATTATTCTCCTTGTCAATCAACAATTTTTCTAAAACCACAGTTCGCTTTTCTAGATTATTGTATATTTCAGAGCTCATTTTATTCGAATTGTCAATATACAATAGTATGATACAATAGTAGGATGAATATAACAAAAAATTGAAAAACTTTTCTATTGTAAATAAGATGTAACCCCCAAATAAAAGAACAATAATAAATTTAAATAGTATTACGTATAAGATGGAAAGCACAATGAATATGAATACAATATATGAAATGATGCCCATAGAGCTTCAACGAGAGATGACATCATACCAGTATAGCAGAGATTATGTAAATTACTCGCATATAAGCACAATCGATTGGACCGATTTAGAGAACCATTGTCATAACATTATTAGTAATGGTGGTGGAATTCAATTAATATGTGATGTGTATGATAATATTTCAAAAATAGATAACGTGGAAAATGAGGTCGATGATGGAAGTATTGACACCGAAAAATTGGCATTCTTCAATAATTTACGTCCATTTTCCCTATTATATGATTATGATGATTTTTACCCTAGATATAGAGCATATACAGAGACTATATTTCATAGAGAAGACGAATTTGTGATTTATCCTGATTATATCGAAGCATTGATGGCGTATTTATTATCCTTAGACATTCTAATTAACGAAGAGGCGAATGAACCAACAACTACGCATAGATATATGACAAAACTTAACTACATCAACAATATTTATTATTATATTGTGAATATGAGCGATAAGTTTACAATGAGTTTCAACCAAATGAGAATGTCGAGTGAAGATAAATAAACAAAACAACAAAACAAACAACAAAACAAAACAAACAACAAAACAAAACAAACAACAAACAACAACAACAAACAACAAAACAAAAATGTAGCAAAACAGTTACATTTTTTGTTGGAAATGTGAATGACAAAAAATTGAAAAACTTTTACGATATAAATAATATGCAACCCCAATATAACAACAATAATAATAAATTCGAATAGTATTACGTAAAAGATGGAAAGCACAATGAAAATGGATATGGTTTATAGCATCATACCTGAAGAACTTCAACGAGAGGTGACCTCATACCAATATGGAAAGGAATATATAAATTATTCTAAACTGTATTATACAATTAAATGGTCTACATTGGATGAACATTGTATGAATATAATTGAACATAATGACGGAAGTGATTTGGTCTGTCATGTATGGGACCGGATATTAGAAATAGAGAATATAGATATCGAGGAAGAAGACAAACCTATCAATGTTGACAAACTAGCATTCTTTAATAATCTACGACCATCCGAGTTGTTATACAGCGATTTTGTTTATGCACATAATAGTAGACACAAAATATGGTATAAAGAAGATGATGATGTGGATTACGATAGTTATATTAATGCGTTGTTTTCCTACTTGTGCGAATTAGATGATAAGATACATGAAGAATTAAATTACTCAATAACAGAACGCGTCTATATTAATAAATTGCAATCTATAAATGACATTTACTACTATATTGTGAATAAAAGTGAAAAAATAACTATTGAAAAAAAAAAAAGACGAATGGCGCGTGAAGATTACTAGAAACGAAAAAAAAAAATAAAAAAAAAAATGTAACAAAATAGTTACATTTTTTTGATACGAGAAGGATTAATATTTCGAGTATTTGTCCGAATTACTTATGGGGGGTATAACAGATGTAGTGGTTGGTCCATTTTGGATATCCGAATTACTATATCTGGATTGTATTGTAGTAAATCCCTCTTCGGGTAGACACTTTTGTTCGATTTCGTTCCACTTAGTATATGTTTCCCAATTACCAGAAATGCCTTGCTCCCCGTCTGGTTTGGGATTACAGCATGCTGGTCCCGAGCATACTTTTCCTGAAGCACCAAGTAAGTCACCTTGTAACATAGCTCTTCGTTGTTGTTCGCTTGCTTCGCTCGTACTAGGATAAGTCGTATTATCTATGTCCAACTCATTAAAATTCGTTTTATCACGCTGCAATACCATTGTATAAATCGTAAAACACCATATAATAGCGGATGTGATGGTAATAATAATGAATATGGTAATAATAACAGATGGTATAACCGGAACATATTTGCCGAGTAAATGAAATAATACACATAATAGTAATGCGAATGAGAATATGATTTTCATTTTAGTATATTGTTGTTGTCGTAAACGATAGCTCTCATTTAATTGTATATTTCTGTTTTCACCCGAAACAACATCATCGACAATCTGTTTTACCTCGTTCAACCGTTCATTTTCGGTAGTTACGATTTCACTGACTTTGGCTTGTTTAGTGAGAATATCATTCGACGTTATATCTGCGCTAACATAAGAAGATTTAAGCTCATTTAAACCAGCATCGACTTGTGATAATTTACTTATGAGTTCCTCGTCGTCGGTACTTACATTTTTTATATAATTGGATTGGACGTTTAAAATACTACCTAAATCAAACACAGGAGTTGACATAATCTATAATATACAATGTCAAAAAAATGTAGATAAAATGGGTGTTATTCACGCGCCAGCAATATTGCGAAAACAACTAGACTACTTGAAACAATTGTAGCAAGTAAAAATGTATTTTGCGATTGTTCTGTTTGTAGTTTAATATCATTTATACGCGTTTGTTCGACACTGGGTGCGATTTCATTATTTAATTTCTTGCGGATGTCTTCCGATGAAAACTGATATTTATTGATATTAGTAGGGTCCGAAACGGTAGATAAAGTAGAGTTATATTGCGAAACTGAATTATCTAAATCATTGTAGTTATTATTAATAGATTGCATAGTATTGGCATATTGTGTAGAAGTTTCTTGTAACGGAGTGATTTGTTGTGTTATAATATCCTTAATATTATTAGTGGTTTGAAAAGCAGTAATACCCCCGAACTCAGGACTGTTAACAAAACTGTTTATTATTTGTGATATACTGGTCGCACCGGATAAACTAGATACATAATTGGAGAACCCACCTTGGTCTGGTTCTCTATTTAGATATATTTTATAAGCAAGAATAATTTTTTTCTCGTTTTCTGTAAGAGATGTTCCAGAACAGGTAATGCCAGTAGGACAACTAGTAATCGATTTTATACTGGGCATAACATCCCCCGAAGGAATGCTATTGATTAAAGTGTCTGTAATTTTTATAATATCACTTCCATTAAATTCAAATGCGTTAAACGTTTCCATATCTGGAATATGTCGTTTCTGATTTCTTATTAATAAATATACTTCGGGTTGAGTATTGGATTGTATCAGAACAGGTGCGGTCATCTCTATACTAAATGTATAGAAAATGTATTTTTATTTGGTAAAAATAAAAATACATTTGAAAAATTATCGTTTGGTTATCCTAGATAAAAATAATACAACTGATAGCACCAGAATGCCAGTCAATCCACAATAGGTTACAATATCGTGTTTTTTATTCGTATTAGTACAAGTTTTGCATGTAGAACTATTTTCTAAAGAAATATTATCGCCGTTTACGAAACTTTCCAAAGCGTGTTTTATAGTATTTTGTCTTCCGATAAGAGAAAAAGTCTCTTTGTTTACATTGGGATTTTCTACCAACTGTCTTGTTCCAGAGAGAGTGATATTATTTATTTTGATTACATTCATATTTTTGCCCGAACGATTGAATATAAAACGATAATAAGAATATTGTTTCTTAGAATTAATATGATATGTTTTTTTCACAATTGGCATTGGAGGAAGTCCATCTTTAAAATCATTATGTTCTTTTATCATATCCCATTGTTGTCCATCATTTGAACCAACTAATGTAAATTTTGTAGGAAAAGTATTGTTTTTACCGAATTGCGGTGTACGTATCGAATAATCAAATAAATAAGATTTATACGGTAATATAATTTGCATCCATTCTCCTAAAACATCAACCATCTTATCTACACCAACCTGTGTGGTAGCGATAGTTTCCACTGTTCCACCGGATTGATATATAGAAACCTCATTATACGGATTTTGTGAATACGCGGGATAATTGCGATTTAATTTATCATATGTATCGTTATTTTTAAAATCACATTCCCAAAATGTATTGCTATCGTTATCAAATGCCTTGTATGCTTCTGTATTATCGGACGACCATGACGAAGATGAAAACTTGTATGTTCCGTTCGGTTGAAACTTAGATATTCCCAAATCATCCAAACCTTTGAAAATCATTTCATTTGAAATAATTTTTTGGTCGTTTTGAGTCGGAACCATTTGTATAACTTCAAAGTCGTATTCAGTATTCATATTGTATGTTTCTTCTACAATAGGAGTATATTTTTATGATATTTCATTTACATATTTTTGAAAACAAAATACAGTGCGGATGTTCCTACAACACTCCATAATGCGTTTGAAAGAATGGTATTGTCAAAATGTGTCTTTTTTTCTTTGCTAAAACTATTGTCGTGATCCGAAAGTTCCATCATTTTGCTGTCTATTTCTTGTCTTAATAGTTCATTTTCTTCGTGAGTGGTAACTACATTATTATGTGAGGCATCAAACTGTGCTGGAGTGGTATTGGTCGTGGTAGTCGTAATGCTATTCGTTGTTGATGTAATAGACGTGTTCAAATCAGTTAATTGTGCAAGGAGAGTAACTTTATCGATAGCACAAGAATTGTTCTCTGTGCAGTCGATATACGTTGCGTAATCTTTATTAAATTGTATAATTTTGGTAAGAACATCATTCTGGTTCTCCATAGTAGAAAGTCCTTCTATTTGTGGCATGATATTAGAGAATGTTTCACAATTTCCGTTAAGAGTTTGACATGGTTTTCCGTAAATTTGAATGCCGGCTATATTAACAACATTACAACTTGGATGATTGTTTTGTTCTTCAAATACAATGCGGAAAAAGTAATATGATTTGGACGATACACTGGGTATATTAAACGAAATGTGTTTACGTGTATCATATTTTTCGTGTGCTTTGTCTATATCCTGTGTATTAATAACATCCCAACTACTACCATCACGGGAACCTAAAAATGAAAAACGTTTAGGGAACCGTTCAGGACAACAATGTTGCGCATTAAGTATTGAGAAACTGGTAGGAGACAGCGTATATGGCAATTGTATTTGTATCCAATCGCCATTTTTAATGGTTCCTGCGGTGGTAGTCGTTTTGAAATATGTATCGCTTGTACCGCCACCAATATATTTACCGGAAGTATAAGGACCCTGTGTATATCCTCCGTGTGGAGTCCAAGGAACATGCCAAAAGGTAGCGTCGTTATTATCAAAACAAGATATAGCGGTCCAAGTGCTACCAACATCACCAAGTGTGCTGGATGACGACGCAACATAGTCGCCATTCATATAAGATATATCTGACGAAGATACAGTTAATTTATTATTAGTTATGTCTAATGCAAAATTAGATGGAATTGCGTTTTGTATAGATTGAGTTTGAGACATGATATAACAATAGTTATATTATGTCTACAAAAAATTTACGTACTTCGATATCTATATGCTAAATACGCAAGTCCGAATATACCAACCGTCAAATTTCCCATTTGTAAAAGACCACGATTGTATTGGTCTTTTGTATTCTGGTGTTTTTCACTTGCACCATTGTCTGCTTTTTGCAATTGTTCTAGTAGCAATTTATTTTTGCATTTTTCTTGCGTGATACATTGTTGTTGATTTGAATCATCAATCGTTCCACAATTGACCGAGTTTACATTGCTGCATTCAGTAACTGTTGGCATGTCATTTGCGCCTACATAAAAAAAATCATTCGGACTGTAATTATTTAAGAAATCTATAGACATATTTATATTACAATATCACTATATTTTGTTACACACACACACGGTAATAGTTATAATTCATTGCCGTAGCACTATTTCGTTGGAATTCGCAAATTTCGCCCGGTCGAAGATAGATTGCTAAAGCTTGAGGGTCGAATCGCGAAATTTCGGGTAATTGTTTTTTGTTATGAATACTGTATTTTTGTTTTAAATCGTTAACCTCTGCCTCGTTCAAAATTCTGGCTTTGGGAACCAAAGAATGGTTTAAAATATTGAATTGTAAGCGATTAATATTATGCAAGACAATGAATTTTTCACTATGGTCATAAAAGTAACGAATCGTGGTTTGCATAATAGCATTAGGTTCGTCGTCCGTAATAATAACAAATGTGTCATCGTTCGTTAATGTGTTTTGAATATCATATAAATCACTAACAAATTCGTTAATGTCCTTCTTTAAATATTGACTATTTTTTAAATAGTATTTGACGTATAATTTACGACCGCTTTGTTTATGTGTTACAAGTATATCCAATTGGTTGTTTTGTTCCATTGCTTCGATTTCATTTATGCTAAAATCATCGAAATTCGTAATATCATACTTTAACACTTCGAGTTGTTCTACGATAGTAATACGCGAACGATATAATTTTAATATACGATTGTTAGATGTACTCATTATGTATATTACTAGAAATAATAATACTATACATCATTCATATAATTGAATTCAATTTTTGTTAGATTTTTTTAATAACAAAGTTATTAAAATCAATCGGACCTTCTGTTGGTGTGTCAATAATAGATGTAGGTAATTCTGTAACTTGATTATGATGTTGTATAACGTCATTATTCATTTTGATCATATCATCAAGTTGGTTCGGTTCTACGTTATTTGATAAAAGACCATCTGTAGACATTTCAGTGCTGCCATTAGTAACTTTGATAACCGGTGCGAAATGAATAGTGGCGGGTTGTGTATATTTCGTAGCATTACCGCCACTCATAGAAGAAATGTTACTATCCATAGATTCCAAATCATCGCGAATCAAAGGCGGGGGCGGTGTATTTGTAGGAGTGGATAGATTGCTCAAATTCTTTACATCCTCTGTTCTATATATATCATTCGCGGTAACCACTTGTATTACATCGGTATTATCATTACTGGGAATATCAGTTTCTATTTTTAAAAAACGGTCACCAACATTGGATACAGTCCATAATCGGTTCATTGTTGTGTCTCCCCTATAATATACATTATCACCAACGTCGTACGTTTTTGCTAATTCAGCCAGTTTATCCTCGTCCGATAATGGTGGTGGTTCCAATGGTGAATTTGGATATTGTCCTGGTGGTGGTTCCAATGGTGAAGTGTTTGGTGTATCTTCAAGTGCCCGATATTTTGGTATCGATGTGTCGGTAGAACTTTCAAATGATTTGTTATTCATAATATCTCCAGGCGAATTTGTTTGATATTCAGGGGAAGGTGGATATTCAGGGGAAGGTGGATATTCAGGGGAAGGTGGATATTCAGGGGAAGGTGGATATTCAGGGGAAGGTGGATATTCAGGGGATTGAACGATAGGACTAAAAGAATCAATTGTATCAGATGTATTCACACGTGTGTTTTTTCTGGATTCTTCTAACAATTGTTGATTATCCTTGATGATTTTTTCAATATCTGCATCTTTGGTATACATCAGTTTATCAATATTTTTTGAATAAGTCATATTTTCGATCTGGTTAATATTATCTTCTGTAATAAACCTCATTTGTACGTTTATCGTACCGAGTTCTTGCATTAAGAGTTTGAATGAGTAAGGAACATTGACAACACTAAATGTTCTGCCGTGTTTTGTAATATTTTCGACATTTAGTTCAGTGTTATTTACATTGCCTATAAATTTAATAGGACCGTCTGCCATAGGACTCATAAAAATATTCTTGGCGGGATTATATATGGCGAGTAATCCGGATGTATTACATATTGCTATTTTGTATTTATCGCCACGTTCCATCATTGACTCGCGTAAAAATTCGGATGCACCAATCGAAATGACAACATCGCGTTCCATTTCACCTATTCGTAATCCACCATCATTTGCTCTTCCCGAAACCGCTTGTCTCGTCAATGCGGTTCTAGGACCTAATGCACGATGATTAATTTTATCCTTCACCATATGTTTCAATCGCATATAATAGTTCGGTCCCACGAAAATCTCACTCTCGATTTGTTCTCCCGTCATACCATTATACAAAATATCATTTCCACTGGAATGATAACCTACTTTCGTCAACATTTCACCGAATTTATTGATTTTTGTGCCTTTATTTACAAAGGCAGTACAGTCACCAAATCCGCCATACATAGCCGCACTTTTACCTATAATACATTCTACAAGGTGTCCGATAGTCATACGAGATGGGATTGCGTGAGGATTGATAATAATATCCGGACGCACACCATCTTTTGTAAAAGGCATATCTGATTCAGGAACAACTAATCCAATTGTGCCTTTCTGTCCCGCCCTTGATGCCATTTTATCACCCAGATTCGGTATTCTAACCTCACGAACTCTTACTTTTGCGATGCGCGTTCCTTCTTCGCCTTCTGTAATAAACGTTTTGTCTACAATACCAAGTTGTCCTTTCTTAGGTGTTTTTGATGAATCCACCTTTTTATCAGAACCGTCGGATGTGGTCATGCCAATGAGAACCGTTTTTTCATTGATAACTGTATTTTCGCGTATTAGACCATATTTGTCAAGTTTACTATAATCATACCCAGGCTTGCTCCCAACAACGGTGGTATCGTTTTCGATATTTCCGAATCGAGTTTCACTAACATCATCACCCGATTTATCCGTTTCTTCGTGTGTTTCATATGTGCTATAATAGGTTGTTCTGAATAACCCACGTTTTAGTGCGCCTTCATTTATTAAAATTGCATCTTCCACATTATATCCAGTATAACACATAATTGCGACAATTGTATTTTCGCCATATACATTCTCTTCATTATTAATATGTTCCATATATCGTGTTTTGACAAGAGGGATTTGTCCGTAATTCAAAACAACAGCAGTTTTATCCATACGAAGTTGATGATTTGTATGATACATAGATGAGGCTTGTTTTGATTGACCACAAGAGAAAGAGTTACGTGTAGCGGGATTGTTTTCGGGAAAGATAATTAAATTGGACATAACGCCAAAAATGAGTGACTCATGCAGTTCCATATGTGTATATTTACTTTGTGTATCTGCTTCATATTGTTCTTTATTTAACGCGATAAGTGTATTTTCGGTTTCACTTGAGTCGATATAATCAATAATGGCTTTTTCGTCATTAAATCGTTGTAATTTTGCGGGATTGGATTCGCTATTTATATTATCATACAACTCGTGTAGTTCATACATATTGTAATTATTTGTATTGAAGTTCTCTAATTTCTTATTATTAAAACCGGATATAAGTTGTTGCCAGGTATATTTTTTGTCTTCAATATATTTTTGTATCTTGGGATTTTCAAATGACATTTTCTGTGTATCAGTATCACGATAAAAAATAGGACGACATATTCGTCCACCATCGTTGTAAATAAATATCACATTTTGTTGAACATCAAATGTAACACTTGTATATATCGGTAATAGTGCGTTACGACGAAACAGTCTTATTTTTTCAACACACTCTCGTGGATTATCAATAACGCCGCACCAAAATCCATTTACAAATATTTTTGTCATTCTTGAAATATTAATAGGGATACAATCTTCCAAAAGTTTCATTTCTACTTTTTCACGCAGCCATTGAATCAAGGGTTCTCTTGAAACGCTTTGTGTAATATAAGATGATATCGATAGATGTTTATGAAGACCGATATTACCACCGTCTGGCGTGTCGATTGGGTCAAAAAACCCCCATTGTGTTCCGTGTAAAACACGAGGACCTACTACTTTCACACTAGGGTCTAATGGTAGATTCGTTTTACGCAAGTGACTTAACGCAGAACAAAACGAGAGTCTATTTAAATCCTGAATTACACCAACTCGTTTTGTATGCGATGTTGCGCCCCAATCTCCCTTAAATCCGCGACGAACACCTGATTCTAATATGCGTGCATTGAATATTTCCTTTGTATTCTGTTCGATGAGTCCACGTAGGTTATTTTCATAAATTGCTTTATTTAAATTATATTTTCTTTCATATCCTAGACGAATGGCATTATGTTGCAAAGAATAAAATTCACCGAACAGACCATTTAAAAGTGTTCCCACAAGTTCAATACGCTTATATTTGAAATTGTCCCTGTCAGTAGGTTCATCTATGCCTACGTATACTTTCAATAAACGAAATGTAATATAACCCAAGAAATATGCTTTTTGTAAAAAGTTGGTTTCGCCAATATGGGGAAGGAAATAATCAGCAAGAATATATAAAACTTGAGTTGTATTTTTTTCCTTTGTAAATGATGCGATATATTTTAATGCGAGTTCTTGTGTCATAACGCCTCCAGCGTCATGAACGGATGGTATAAAAAGGTCAATCATATTTTCGTATTTATCCATATCAAGTAAGCACATATTGATAATCTGTTTGTCTGTTGTAAATCCTAAAGCGCGAAATAGAATAAACAACGGAATCGGGTTTCTTACATTTGGAATACTGACAACTATATTTTTGAATGTAAACTTCTCATTTGGTGCTACGATTTTTACAGACAATTGACGAATTGGTTTGGATACATTTTCAGATACAGACTTGATTTCAGCCGAATATAAGTAATTTTCATCACCGGATTCCTTTATATAAAGCAGATTATCCCCAAACTTCTCTTGGGAAACAATGGTCTTCTCCTTTCCATCAATAATAAAATAACCACCTACATCATTTCTACATTCACCCATTGAGAACCTTGTTTCTCGTGGTAACCCAGATAACACACAATAATCGGATTGAACCATAATAGGAAATTTACCTAATAACAGTTTATTTAATGAAAACTCTTCTACTTGTGTGCTATCATCTTTCATTGATTGTTCTGTCATTTCACGAATAAAAGCTTGTTGTGCTACAGTAGCATCCGATGTAATTTTTTTTGTTTTTTTTTTTATAGCACCACCTTCCATATTTTCATTCTCGATTAACTCAGTCAAATCCGCAGTACTCTTTTTAATATTTACATATTCAGGATTCACTTCATTCTCGTCTACTAATAAATCATTTGGTCCAATTAAATTCGCCAGTTCTCCAGGTTGACGGATAGTAATGATTTCGACATCAATATCATAATGAATTGTCATACCATAAGTCATATTTCGCAATCTGGCTTCATTTGGGAACATAAAATGACTGTTATTCTCGTCATAAATGACCGGTTTTCCAAAATATATTTTTGAACCATCCTTTCCACCAAGATGTAAAATAGCTTGACCTCTATAATCTTTTATTGTTTCGTCATAATTTGTTTGTATCATAATAGGTTTTTTTTCCTTAAACATACGAAAAATTCCGTTTTTGAAAAAATCATTATATGATTCGGTATGATGTCTTACTAAACTTTGTGGGTTATCCGAAAAGTACGTATCTATCATGTTCCATACATTTGTATCTTCCATTTATCCGATGATAGTATATAAATTATATTATGATATTATATTCAAAACTATCTAACTGATTTTTTACAAATAGATTGTTACATACAACAAAAATGTAACATGGTAAACCTAATAAAAGTATATCTATATATTATCAAAACACATAATCGAATATCGTAAAATGAAATCAGAAATGGATCGCAATAAACTAGACCACAATGATTTGTTTTATACTTCCCTTTGCTACCCAGTAGCACTGAACACATATAAGGCAGCCAGTGTGGGCGTCACCGAAGCATATGATAATCTCGATATAGCCTGTCGCACTTCACTGAAGAATAATTTAGACTATCTCATAGTGAAAGGGGCAATCAAAAAAGACCCCGCATCTCAAGAAATTAAAGAAGCTTTGGAAAAAACTCAAAAGAAGGCAGTTGAGGTAGCGCGCCGCGCTTCAGTAAAGAAGACATTAGCATATCGTTTACTCCAACAGGAGACTAACGAAAAAAAAGAACACCCCGCATTATACAAAGCAGCATGCGCGGCTAAACAATACGTGAAGACATCTTACAATGAGGTAGTCAACAAGACCTCGGTAGCCAACCAGAAGATAATAGACTATCGTCGCACAGTGAAGAGAGGAACCAATCGTGCCGATTCAGTCTATCAGGTAGAACAGTCAGTAGTTGATAAGAAGATAGAAGTCAACGAGGCTAACGCATTATATCAGATAGCAATCAACACAGTCGATGTGAATGATGTTACCTCACAAGAAGTACACGCGTGTGATGAAGCAAAGAAGTCCGTTGTCTTGGCAGTTAAATCATACGATGAAGCAATCGAAAAAGAAATCGAAAAATTCAAAGCACACATCACAGAAGAAGCCGCATCAGTAAATAATTTATTATACAAAGAAGAAGCATATCGATAAGCCAACAAGGCGACCACTGAAGCAATAGAAGCAACTGATGAATTCAAATTAGCCATAACAGATGCAATTACATTGGCAGGTAAGACACACTACAAAGAAGCGTTCGAAGCATCAGTCGAAACATATCAAACCGCCTCGATAGATGTAGATGAAGAAGTAGACGAATACAGGTCATTCCATAAAGAACAATGTAGTGCGGTCAATAATGCTGAAATATCCGAACTCTATCTGGTATCAATGAGGATTGCGGAACAAGTAACCGAAGTAACCGAAGAAGTAACCGAAGAAGTAACCGAAGAATTTAAAGCCACCTTTGAAGAAGACGACAAATTATACCACGAATTATCACACGATTCCAAGGTGGAAATAAATTCACTATACAAAGAAGCATCACAAGAAGTATATGAGATAGCCAGGAAGTCAGTTATCGAAGCAACCAATGAAGCAATCGAAGAATTCAAATTATTCATCGAATAAGTTTCCATATCATCAGACAACACACCTACCAAGACGCAACCGACGCATCATCCGAATACAAACATCGCATATTTTTATTCGGATGATAAGTGATGTATATATCTTGACAAGTATCAAGATTTTAGTATAGTGTATTTGTAAGATAGATATTTAGTTAGAGGTAGACCATAAATAAATATATATATGTATAATATATATTCTAGATAAAGAATGGACGGTTTAGAACAAAATGTATTTGGTCCTTTGGGACAACAATATTGCCTGTATTTTTATGCCTTATCAGTTATGGCATTTGTAATTATGTGTATACTCGGTATCTCGGTCATCGCGTTTGGAATAAAAAAACAGAAGGGTCTTGATTATTACACAAGTGCCTTGTTTGGTTTATTAGCATATGGTATTTTCTATTTCCAGAACCGTCTTTTATACACAATGTGTCAATCTGCTATTTCTGCTTAATCATCCATTCGTTTAAGTAAAAAAATCATTATATTTTGTAATATCAAATGGATATTTTATATTACAGTAATTATTGCACGCATAGTCAAAAAACAGTAAATACTTTAGTAAAAGGAAATCTGAAAGATAAAATTAGTTTTATATGTATTGATAAACGAACGCAAGACCCTACTACAAAAAGAACACATATCACATTAGAGAATGGAAAGAAAGTATTATTGCCCCCAAACGTCCATAGTGTCCCTACATTATTATTGGTGAATGAGAATTATCGTTCGATTATGGGTGACGATATTGTAAAACATTTTCATAATGATATGAAGAAAAAGAGCGTGACATTTTCAAAAACAGCATCTGAACCAAGTGGATTTGAACTAGGTGGTTCTGTAGGTGGTGTGAATATTATGTCTGAAAAATATACAATGTATAATTTAACGAGTGACGAATTAAGTGCGAAAGGGAACGGTGGTAATCGCTCTATGCATAATTATGTAACAACTGAAAATGATATGTTATTTATTGAAACCCCCGAAGACAACTATGTTGCTGATAAAATATCAAATGACGTGACACTTGATAATATACAACAAACGCGCATGGATGAAATTAATCAAGTAGTTCCACCAACACAACCATTAGGACAACACGTAAAATAATGTGTACATAAAAACAATATAAATGGTATTTTATAGAAAATGTATAATAGAATATGCCTGACAAGACAACATATTTGCGAGGATTTAACACACATTTTTTTGACTTTCTTAATGATATCCAAACTATTTATCCTGAAAGCGATGAGATTAAATACGCAATTACCGCATTTGAAACAATTAAGCGTGCGAATCCAACTGTTTTGATAAAATCCTGGCATAGTAAGGTATATAGTGTGTATAAAACCGAAATAGACAATGGGGATATCACGTTTTTCTTTGAAAAAGATTATAGTAATGACTTTTCCGATGTAGACAAATCGAATAGTATTCTAAAAATGATTGACAATATCCGTGACCCCATTAAGCAAATGAACGCAGAAAACAAAGAACATTCTACAAAATATATTCAAAATTTGAGTAAATTATCTACTTTGTATTCTTCATATTAGTTTTCATTGCCTATCATAATTGACAATACTTCTTTTGGGTGCAATGAGTTCAAATAATTAACAACTTCTTTGCGGGTAACACACTGTTTCTTTTGTTTAGCGAAAGAAGATATATAGACATCTTGATGTATTTTGCGAATAAACGTAAAATACTTCTCACATAATCGAAGATTGTTTTTTCGTACATATGTTTCCATATATGCGTTGTATAACATATTAATTAGTTCTTCATATACATCACGAATGCGATAAAAATTATTTTTATCTTTGGTAGATTGTGATAAATATTTATGGACGCCATTTATCCTACGCAAACATAAATACCGGAATATAACAATCGAATTTATATTATGTAGTTTTGTTTTAGTTGAATAATAAAAAGATAATAATTTGCATGTATCGCCAGTAGCACTATCCGTTAACATTACACCAGATGTTTCGCTTGTGAATGATAATAATAAACGTTCAGTGTCTTCGTAGTTATTCATATCATAGCGTATAGGAAAACAGATTATTCCATTATATTCCTTCAATGTATCCCAGTTCTCATAAGTAGAGGATGGTATGAATTCAACATACTGATTACACATCCGATATACCGATACGAGATAGGATGTAGATATATTAGTGGCGTCATTATGTTTTATTACAAATAAAAAACAGCAATTTTTGTAAAGTTCATTTATACACATCATATCGTTTATATGAGCGATATCTACATACCCCAATGAACTGATAAATCGTGTTACAATCGTGTCATTATTACTATTTTCATTGTGTGAATTTATAGTTGTTAATTTCCACTTGCAGATACGATAGTCATAAAATAAACATATATTGTCCCCCTCTATATATTCGTTTACAATCAAATTATTGAAGTTAGGATTGGATTGTTTAAATTTAGAATATGATGATGTTTGGGGAGATGCAAAACTGATAACGTTGTTCTCTGGATAAGTGAATGTAACATGTCTATAGTCTCGTAATCGTGTGTTGTTATAGGACAATAATTCTTTATCGTAATGAAATACTCTATATTGTATATTATCATTGGTAATAATGCGCTGGTTTAAGTTTAGGTTTATCAATGAAGTTACATCGGTTGAGTATAGTTTCATTATGTATGGGTATCATATTACAAATACATATCTTTATCCTTTTTCATTTTGAAAAATATACTTTTCACTGAAATACATTTAGACATGAAATTTTAATTTTATCATATTATACTATAATGGAAACATCTTTGGAAAGTGATCCAATCGAAACTATCAACGAAACTATGAATGATCCAAAGAATGCAAATAAAATTTCATTAGAATTGGGTGATATAATTGAAATTATTTCTCCTACCAACCCGGTGTTACATCAAAGCACATATCTAATAAATTACATAGATAACAATGTGTTGAAAATAATTCATGTTTCTACAGGTGAATTTATCCAACTGAATATAACTTCTACCGGGCATATAACAGATGAATCTATTACACATATCAACTTATTAGATCGCGCTGAAGAAAATGGATATGCCCGTCAAAATAATCTTTTACCAAAACAATGGATAGATATTCATTTTGGTGGTGAAATTCCAAGCATTATAACCGGTGAAATTACAAATTTAGAAGAGGATATGATAGAAATAACAACATACCCTGAATTACATACGCTATATATTAATTTCAAATATCAAGGTATTCCTTCTCATATACCTATAGAAAAAATCAAACATCGTAACAAACCCGAATCATTGAGTGGTATTACGTCTCTTGCGAATGTAAAGGAAACTTTAGATAACAACGAAGACATAGAATTGTCTGAATTGTCTGAATTCAAAGAAGATGAATACGCAAGAATGGAATATACAGATGAAAATGAATCTATTATAACTATTCCTGAAAACGGTGCTGCAGATGAAAATATAAAAGATACTCTGCGTGATTTATATTTGGATATAAATGATATTAGTTATGGAAAAAAACTGGAAGGTGCAAAATATCTGGTAGAAATCCCTGAAAATGAAAGACAGTATGGAATCGATGAACAAATAACTGATATGACAGACGAGTTATTATCAACGATACCAAATAACAAGCGAACAAAACAGGTGTTAGACAATATACACTTATTAGCTGAACGATACAAACAACTGAGACATATGTTTTCGAATTTCGATGACAACCAAAATGTATACAGCGCGCTAATCAAAGGAGCAAATTATAAACCGTTGATTGAAAATATCTGTAAAATGAATACCAAACTACGTTGGTTAATACCCGTTGTTACTAACAATAAGTTATTATATACGAGCGAAGGTCCTCCAATTGATGATATATCGCAAACTGAAACCGCATATAAAGAAAATCAATCAACTTATTTAAACCATACACAAACCATATTAGAAGAACTATCGTCGTTCAATAATAGTGATAATAAGGAATTATATTTAGATACAGTGAGTGTAAAAACGAATCTGGATGCCGTTGTAGAGAACCTGGATAATTTTTATTCGGCAGTGACATATAATGATAGTGAAAAACGCAAAAAGTACTTAATTCAGAGGTATAATATGGGCGAAACCACCTTAGATAAAATAAATATGAAATCAGGAAAAACTGTTTATTTGCGGAAAAATATCACATCTGATGACGAAATGACAATCAAGTCGTTTTTAATTATGCCCGAACCAGTTATACGATATTCGTTGATTGACTTACCGGGAACAAATATTTTGAAGCGCGCGAATTTGCATCATGAGAATATGTCATTGTTTCGTATTTTACGAGAACAAATGGTAACAAATCCACATATAATTGATGATTTATCAAAAGAAATCGACTACGGAAATATGAACGACGAGAATAAAGGTATATTTTTGAATGGAATCCATCAATTCTTGTTGAATAAAGAGTTGAATGAAGAACAAATTGGTGACGATACTTTACGTAAATTTTTAGAAGTGATTATACCGAAAACGCGGTTCTTTGTGAAATTGATTCGTAAATATGTAAAAGAACAATTCTCATTCGTGGATATTGTGAAACAATTAGAACCATTTTTGATTTATTCGACCGATGTTACATATAAACAATATGATGAAATTCGTTACTTTATAAAACAAAGAATAACAGAAATAAAACAAGATTATAGTAAAAACGAACAATCTTACTCCAGATTACGAAACGCAAAATATGATACTAATTTGAAGGAAAGTTCGCTTATTCATATACTGACAAATAATAGTGATATGAATGACATGTTTACACAAAATTACAATCTCGAACGTGGTGAAAAAAATAGACCTATTCATAGTTCTCAAGAAGTGCTGAATAATCTATATACTGTCGACAGTGCTTGTTTATATACAAATATGATAAAAACGATGATGATTTCGCTTGTAACACCAGAGAACCTTGACCGAGCATTGGAACCCCCAAATATAGACGAACTTACTGATAATGAAAAAATGAAACCAGGAGATGATTGTGTTAGACGGTTCTTAACAAAGAAGTATTCTTCAATGAAGGAACTTCAAAAAGATAATAGCGGGGATGAATTGTATTATGATACTGAATTCGACGATACACCATATGATATGTTAAATAAATACGATACACAGCGCAAAGAGATGACGCCTGATTTGTTTTTGGAATTCTTAACAGAGAACCTTACAATGAAACATAATATCGAAAAAGAACAATCCAATGAATTGGCACAAACATTAATCGAAGGGAAAAAACGCGTTCGCATCGGTGAATACGCAATTCTTGAAATAAAACCAACTCTAGGTGACGATATAGACAGTAATAATCTATCCGATATAGAAACACGGAAGGTAGAAGCCGAATCAAACGAACGTAAACGTATTAAATACTATCGACGTGTAAAAACGAACTGGATAGAAGATAAAGAGATTGACCCAGAAGCGTTTTTTGATACAAATACATTATTTTGTAATATCAGCGAAACTTGTTATAAAAATATGAAAACAAATATATGTGAAACCGTTGATACGCGTAGACAATCACTTTCAAATAATAAATTAATGAATGAGTTTGATATGAGGTATGAAATATCTGCGACAGAATTGGAAGAGAAACTAAATACGAATCTTCAATATTATAGAAAACAGTTGCAAAAATCTAAAATCTTACGTGAAATTAATTTGTATCGCGCAAATAATCTTGCATATGCGCTCGGAGGAACGTCAAATGCTGAAGAATTGATTACATCACCAAATCTAAAATTACGCGAATTAATAATGGGTCAATCCGATTTTGTCAAAAAACAAAATGATATAGTAATATTTGTCGACAAGTTCTGCCGAGCACCTATGATAGAAGAGTTAAAAGAAAGTGCGCATTGGTTTTATTGTAAGGAAACAAATACCCCACTTTTTCCCAAATCTATCTATGAACTTGCAAATGCGTTTACACTAGGACACAACTATTTGGATAAATTAGAACAATTATGTCAGGATGTAGGAATTATCAGTGATAATGGAGACGCCACGGTTGACCGTCATACAGGATATACTCTTCGTAAAATAGAATTCGATACAGATGAAGGGTTTGACAATTTGGGTTATCATGTTAGCACTCGCGATGTGATGGAAAAGGAATTGGGTAATGTTATTCTTGAGAACATTGGTAGAAAAGAAAAGAGAATATTCGAAAATGAAACATCTGAAATGATATATAATGTGTTTTCTGCCATTGCGACGTATACTGATATTAATGTTGATGGTGGTGAAGAATTTATTATAAGAACTACAACAGAACACATTGATAAAGATATTATGAATGAATCCAAATATAATAAACGTTCAAATAAACAACAAAAAGACGGAAAAAAACCGTTACAACCTTATAAAGACTATCGTAATGAAACAATTATATTTATTGTTGCGTCGGTTCTCCACGTCTATATACAAACAGTTGTTCCGTCAATAAAAACAACCAAAGGTTTTCCCGGATGCGTTCGTTCATTCAGTGGGTTTCCAATGGAGGGAATCGAAGATATTACTGGAATAGAATATATTGCTTGTATTATTAACAAGATTAAGAGTTCTATTACCCCTTGGAATTCTTTGAAAAAATATAAAGTAGAAACAATTAAATCTCGTATCAAAGATATTATCAGTAACAATATTTTACCCCGCAATGATGTCACTGATATGTATACAAAAAAACGAGATTATATATTATTAAATCCTGATACGGTAACCCCAGAAGAACATAATATAACAAAATGGAAGCGATTTTTACCACCAGTGGTTCCTTATTCTGTTGCGAAAAATCTTAGGACAGTCAGTAACGATTTTAAAAATGAATTGTCGCATATGATGAAAGAAGGTAATATAAAACAATACAATATGATACACGCGTTGACGAATAAGATATCGCTATATGGTTATTCTATCATAGAACATATTAATAATATCGTCAAAGAAAAGGATACATTGTTAAAAACATCTGGAGGTGTGCCGTTTGTAGAAAACGCGTGCTGCAATGATAATAATATAGTGCGACCAATAGAGTATTTTAATAATGAAAACGAAGAGATTGGTATGAATATCCGTATTACAAGGCAGTTAGGTAGCATTGCGAAACATATTAATTCTCTATCGAAAGCGCCTATGTTATACGACCCGGAAATTACCGGGATGTCTTATCCTGTTATGAATTCTGGTAATATGGAAGAAGTCATATATAGCACAATCTTTTATTATTGTAATTTTGATACTAACTTGCCCGTTCCTGAAAAATACCAATCTATATGTAGTGAAAGACCAACCGAATATAACCCCGAATGGACGACGCAAGATAAAATCGAATTTATGAAAAAGAACGGCAAAATATATAATGAAACTCACCTTCAACAACTGATGGACTTGGTACAAAAACGCAATATTATTGAAATAACCGAGAACCCTAATTTCAAACAAGTCGGTGTATTGAAAGAGATATTAAATAAAATGGAACAAACTAATGATAATGTTTTTTCTGAACCATTCAGACGGCATTTATTAAATTTATTGAATACATATAATCCAAAACGTATGACACACGAAATATCGCCGGAATTACAAACAATGAAACGTTACTTAACAAATGTTAATAAAAAAATGAAAGATAGCGTCATCAACTTTTTGAATCAACACGGAAATATATCTAATAATGAAATTTCAAAGATGGTTGTTTTTCTCAATACATTAACGACTATTCCTTCTATAAATGGTAATGCGGATAGCGTTGATATGTATAGTCAGTTCCAAACATTAAGGACATATATACATAATATGAGTTCTCTATATCCGTCTGCGTTATCCAGTAGTGGTCCTACGTTTCATAATATGATTTTACAATCTTGGGGGTTATCAAAGCAACATTATGCTGATATTGACACTATATTGGAGACATATTATATGTCAATCGGTCATTTTCAAAATGATAAAGTGATAATAAAATTATTGAAAGAATTAAGCAATCGTTTAAAAGATATGGATGCATTTATACAACATATACCAGTTCATAGTGAAATTGTAAAAAAAATCAACGATACAGATGAATCATTTCATAGTATACTAGATACACAAACCACCTGTTCTATATTTGAATATTGTTATCTATCTGTGTTAAACGAGTATATTGATTTATCAATGGATGATGGTTTATTACACGCTGACATTCAAGAACGAAAAATGAAACGTAGAGAACAAATTGCCACAGAGAATGATGATTCATTACAATCGATGAGACAAGACGAAGATGTAGCAGAAATTCAGATAGATTTGGGACACCAGGAAGAATTACAACAACGAATAGCCAAATTATTGAAAACTTATTTAAATATGGGAATGACTCATAGTAATACGACAAACTTGTCATATGATGATATTATGAAGAATATTAACCGTTCCAAAGAAAAAGAGAAACAGCGCATGATGAAATATTTAGGTGACATGAACATTCAAGACCGAAACATAGAAGACTCGTTGAAATATCATAAAATAGGACGTTGGAATGTGGGTTTACAAAAAAGTATGTATATGTACGATAAATCGGCATACGATAGAGAACGCAGTGAAATGATACAAAACGGAACTATATATGAAACCGATTTATTAGGAGAACAACTTCCACAACAACCCGCAAATAAAGATGTATTTGAGGATGAAGATAACGAAATGAATCCTGGTGAAGACACTGGAACGAATCGCGATACGTATGATTTTACTGAATTAGAAAATGGATACGATGATGGTGATTTTTACCCAGAAGATAGAGATGATGATGATTTTGAAATGGATTAAGATTGTTAAATAATTTGTCGTTATACAATAGATATGAAGGGATTTGTTATAAAAAATAAATTAACAGTTTCTATTTTACTATTTTTAATCATCTTTTTAACAATACATATGCATAGACCTGCTTTATTCTATAATGAAGAAGGTTCTTTTCGACCATTTGGAGTAGGATATCGCCATAAAACGGTTATACCGATATGGTTGTTTTCAATATTCATTGCAATACTATCATATATGAGTGTTCTATACTATTTGGCGTATTTGTAATCAGATTTTTGGAAGTGAGTGGGTGGGTGGGGGATATTCCGATATGGTTGTTTTTTATATCAATCGCAATATTATCATATATGCGTGTTTCTACTATTTAGCGTAGATGTAACCATATTTTCATACAAATAACTTATATAGATATTTGTATGGAAAACGCAAACTTAATAGACGGCAACGCAAAAAATTACTTATTCAATACACTCAAACAATGTCACGTAAACAGAGTCTCCACGTATTATTATGTATTAAATTTAGGAATATTTGTATTGTTTCTGGTAATCGTTGGTCTGGTTCTCTATAATTGTAATAAAAATAAAATAACAGATGAGGAAAAACGCGATATGATGGAGCGAGACCAAGATATGATATTATCTAAAATTCGATATCATCAAGACGAACGAAAGAAAATGAGAGAAACGCAAATGAGTAGTCTATCCGATTTACCGTTTACAAGTTGAGAAATTATTTAGAGATACAATGTATAGGTATTATTATGAATAATAGTAAACAAGAGCGAGAAGATATTATAAATGAAAATAATACGGCACAACAACAATTGACTGATATTTTAACAACTTACAATAAACAAACAGATATTTTAAATGTAAACGAACTGTTATATGGTGATATTGACCTCACTATTTTACGTGAACAAGGGTTCCAGTTAGTAAAGAAGGTATTCTTTCATCCTGGTAAAATAACAAACATACGCAACGTCCCCAAAGGCATTACTGTGTTAGAATGTGATAATAATAGTTTACTTTCTATACAAAATTTACCAGGTTCTCTCGAACGATTATCAATTTCTAATAATATACTTGAAACAGTCACTATCGACAATTTATCAAAGTTAACATATATTAATATCAGTCACAATAATTTATCGCAAATAGAGAACCTGCCTAGTAATATTGAAGAATTAATTTGCGAATATAACCGCATAGGTTCTCTTGATTTAACAAATCTTAATAAATTGAAGATACTAAACGTATCAAATAACATAATGACAGTAATAGAAGGTATGACGGAAAATGTAGTTGATTTCAAGATGGAACATAACCCAAGTATATCATTTCGAAATACGAATACAACCAAGATAGCAGATAAAATAGTAGGTTATTCTGATAACCAAACTGACAATACTGAATATAATGATGCCCTTAAAAAATATTTTTTATTAAAACAAAATTATGAAACGAAAGAGCTAGAAATGAAACGCAAAGTATTTAAAGAAGATGAAAATAAGCGTATATCCAAACAAAAAATTGCGAAAATAAAGACAAAATGTATAAAGTGCAAACGACCGGTTGGAACATTATTTGGAAAGAAAGATAAAGTATACTCGGCTATATGCGGCGACAGTTCTAGTCCGTGTGAATTAGATATCCAACTATTTTCAGGTCAGCTTCATCAATTCATCGATCTATATAAAATGGTAAATGATGAATTCAACGAATCCAAAGATAATATTATTATCGAAAAACTAAATACTCTCTTTAATTATTCAAATGAAGAAGATTCAGTCAAACGATTCGCAGAACAATTGAAATTATTTAATGATTTTTCACAGCAACAAAAAGACTTTATCGATAAATACAAAGATATATATGAAAATGACGAACGTATGCTAACAATAAATAAAAACAACGATAAATTGTTTAAAATATTGGAACAGAAGAACAAATTATTGGATGAATATAAACAGACAAACAATAAAGAATTTTTAAAATCCGCTATAGATTTGCATATTAATAGTATTAGGCCGATTGTGGGTTCTCTTCGTCTGAATAAACATCATATAATGGAAATGTTGATTGAGGAAAAATATGATGAGGATGGTATGATAATGAAAGTAGAGAATTCTGTAAAAATAAAATCATTGTTTCAGTCTCCCGTTTCATTAAGTGAGATTAGTTTCCCGTCGGGAGAACAACCACGTGTAATAAAGTTTGTTGTATAAGTAAAAATATGATGTTATATCACGCCATATTTTTATAGACCACATTTATTGTAATTACTCACACCATCCCAAACAATACTATTTGTATTTGCCCAGTTTTTTAAATCACATATAATACTATCTTCACCGTAAGGTATCACTTCGGTAACTTCATTCGTACCAGAAACGGTAGGAGACCTCCCTTCATTTTTACCATTCGAGTTCCAATGTCTATCCGCCCAAGAAGCAACTTCTTGAACCGAACAATCACTACTTCCGTGTGCGGTTTCAACCGCGTTTTTCAAATCTGGATATCTATTAATATAGCTCTGACAATCATAACTGGCTGTGCCCCGATTCGGTTTTCCATCATCAGGCACTTTACATTTTGTTTCACCTGTTGTAGCATCAGTGTCTAACGTCCAATAATCCGGACAGGTATTTGCGATGGATGGATATGCCAGATCCGACTTGGAGTAATATTTCATTAAAATACCAATATAGGTTAAAAATAATATCAAAGAAATAGTCGCAACTGTTAAAACTATGAAATAGAAACGGTCCATATTATAATATTACCGGATATATTTTCGTGTGAGTATTTAGTGTTTGTTGTGTTTGTTGTGTTTGTTTTGAAACTATTTTCTAATAAGAGAATATACCATTATTCTAAAATATGTCTTACAGTGATTTTAACCAAAGTCAGCCAAAACCCATAATTCAAAATGTAGAAAGATATAATGGTCGTGTTAATATAGTAGACCCGTCACCGAATGTTGTCTTTAAGATGCAAGAAAAAATGGAACTACGTGAGAAAACAACGAATTATCGCGAAGCACTTACAGGAACGATGGAAAATACTGTGTTATCAAACGCATATTTTTCAAAAGAAAATATACAAATGATACACAATGGATTACGCGCAGGAGTATATACAGCATCAGATAATCAGTATATTGTTCCACCTCAAAACATAGATATAATCAAAAGTGTAATGAGAACCATTTTTTTACAATACGCAGAACATAAACCAGACAAAATTAGAGAACAAATAGAAGCACTCAATAAATTAGTATTGGACCATTTAGTTCCCGCATTGTATAACGAAACGATAGGTTATGTCAAATATTGTCGCGACCAGAGTACTTTGGCTATGCCTTTGGAACATCCTAAACAAACCGACCGCGATTATAAAGAATTGGCGTTCAATCAATTTATGTAATTCAACGCATATGATAACTGGTATCTATCATATGTTTTGTATCTATCAAACACGAATTTAGTACGGTTACATATTTGTTATAGATTTTTTTATATTCAGAATAGACATTATATAATGAAACACTGTCGCCTACATTTTTTTTTTTATTATGTAGTCTTCCTAAGATAATTTGGTATAACAATACAACATTATCATGTTCTTTGTTTTTGTTGGTTTCTTTCTTCCAATAATAAGTATGATTTTTTATTTCAACACATCGCATAGTATTATTCAAAAATATTATGAGTTCATCTTCTGGGAAATATCGCTGATAGATATATATTACGTTCATTGGGGTTTGTTCGAATCCATTTATTTCATTAAGATAACCGTGTGATATGCTTACAAGAAATAGGTTTATTTTTTTTTCAATATTAATATTAGAAATAATCCCACGTGTCAAACTCGGTGATTTTACTGGTTGCTGTTGAACGTCCATTCGAATTCAATATAGTGTGTGTGTTTTGTAGGTTTTAGTTTGATAAATATCATTACGCAATAAAGTATTCAATTTTACTTTTCGGTCAGTGCAATCGTAGAAATTTATTTGTAAATATTATTACGTATTTTTCACTTATAATATTCAATTACTTTTCACACACCTGAACTTATTTACTATTCCTTCTTGTTTTTTGATTCTTCTTCCTAGTTTTTTTACGCTTAGTTGAAATTTTTTTATTACGGCGTCTAATATGTCTCTTAGTCTGTTTATATTTCATTATTTTCTTATGTTTTTTAGATTTTTTACGACGATTTCCACCTAAAATATTAAATACGCCTTGACTATCGTTAGGAATTCTATCATATTTTGATTTTTTATCTTCGCCGATATAATTTAAATAGTCAGAGTTCATGTAGAACATACCATAACGTGTCAGCACATTATCTATAGCATATTTTAGTAACTCATCAAATTTATCTTCTTTATTCATATGTTCGCATACAACAACTTCCTTCTTATTCATATCAGTAATTAATTGTTTTATATCACCATAATTAGAATATTTCGATATACTTGATTTATCATTTATATCAATGACAGATATATAATCATCTTTTAATACGTAATCCTTTATCTGTTGCAACTGAAAATACATATAATCATTTTCATTATATAATACTTGTTCCAAATCTGTTAATAAAAATGGAAGTTTATTTTCAGTTTTAAACGTAGTTACCAAGTAATTAAATAACAAATATAATGATTTATGTGTGGGTACTAGTACATGACGATTATCGTCTTTAACCGTCCATTCGTCATAAGCTATTGCGGTTTCTTCGTCATCAATACATACATGAATTACATAATTATTAAACATCCACAAATAAGCAAATAATGTAAATTTATTACTCAATTCTACATTTATCTCCTGACCTGGTTTTTCTGGTGTTTTTACATAGTTAAACGCTACTGCGTAATAATTATTGTACTTGGTTAATAAAGGATATTTACTTAGAACTGTTTTATTACCATCTGATGTTTTTATGTCATCATATTCTGGACCTAACGGACCAGTTAATTGACTACTACTTGATAATCCACCGGATTGTTCTGATATATTTAAATCACTCATAATATCTTCTATGATTTCTACTGTTTGTTGCTTATAAATTTCTGATGATAATACATTAGTTGAAAAAATGGTTTCAATACGTGACTTTCCAAATGCGTCATAAGTTTCAGTACGAGCTACCGTCCTTCCATTGGATTCTATGTATAAGACTCTACCATTGTCTTCATGCGTACCCATGTAATTATTATATTTATATATTAATCTGGCATTGCCAGATTGTAAGTCTATTATATGTATATTATTATGATCGAGTCCAATTAAACGATTCATAACCGTGTATGAGTCTCTATTGTTTATACTATTTCTTAGAAAATTAGTCCTTTCAGGGTTACCAATTCCATTTACTGTATTACTACATGTAATGTATTGTTGAGCTACTATTGCCTCAAATAATTCTTTAATCTTACCACTAGCTCGTGAATGGATAAATGGCGTCAAAGCTAAAATGTAATTAGGAGTATTTAATATATATTCACTTTCATCATCATCGAAAATCGTACTATAGGTGAGATTAAATGGTGATCCACCCGTTTGTAGTGTATGTTGAATAAGAGAATTATTTGATACATTGTTCGGTTCTATGATACTTTTTAAAGATGGTTTATTTGTTATTTTTTGGTTAGAATTAATACTAGCTCCACCACCCAACGACGAACCGGTGTGTGGAGGCTTAGGTATATAAAATCTCATTGACTCCTGTTTATGATGTTCGAATATTACAGGAATATTTAACATCAATGCAACAGCATATAACATTCTGTCAATTGTTACTAATACTAGTCTGTTTATAGTCACAGTGGATTCATTATTGTTAGTAACTTGAATTTCGACGGTATCATTATTTACTAATTTACATATACTTGCTTGATTACCATCACCAGTTCGCTTTTGCGTAAATTTATTATTATTACCGTTAAAATTTGGACAACCTGCTGCAGGAGTAGAAGTATTCTTATCTGAAGTAACGTAACCAGAATATGGATATGTTTCTACCTGCGGCAACTTATACATAGTTGTTCCGATTTGTTCACATTGATTTTGTTGATTTCCATTAATTTCTCTGCTTAATACATTAATACTATTTATATGCTTTGCAGCAGCATTACCTATTACTTGAAATGCGTCCCCATTATTAATTTTTACATCTATTTTATATTTTTTATTAGCGGACAATTCAGCTTGATCAATCGGACCAAGTGAAACCGGTATATTACCTACAAATACACCTCCTTGTTGTATCGTATTACTATAATTATAAAATCCATTAGAATCACTATTATTACGACCGGTTTCATAATATACATTCTTATCAGTGTCATGTGTTTTTAATTTTGGAGCAGCATCATATACAGATTCTCTTAATATCGGTACCATAAATTGATCCTTGAAAGTACCGTGTTTATAAATTTTTTTTTGGGTATCTACGAGTAAGGGAACGAGCACATTATCATTACCAATAATATTACTATAAATATCTGACAATTTGTCATGAACTGCGTCATAATAGTCGGTATCAGTTATAAAACCACCCCCATTAACATCAGTTCTACGTATAATTGATCCAGATGCATTATCTTTTATATAATTCTCAGCATATAACATAAACGAATTCTCTAAGTCTTTTGCTTGTAAAGCACTACTATAAGATTGAGCAGGTGTTTTTAAACTACCATATTTCTTAGATAAGGCATCGCTACCTATATCGAATACTAACTTAGACAAGGCTGAAAACGCCATTCTTTGATTTTTATATAGGGTTGCTTCTGTATTACTTCTACTAGAAGAAGATAATGTATCATAACAAATATGGTATTTTCCAAAATCGTGAGAAGTATCAAACAATGCCATTACTTTAAGTATCTGTTCAGGATCGTATCTATCACGATTCTCAGGATATACAATATTCAATATATTATCTATTTTTTCTATTGTAGCCATTTAAGATATATATATATATATATATATATAACTAAATAACAAATAAGCTGTAATGAATAAAAAGATATATTGATGCGAAACAAAAGCTATCATTTTTAATTCGCAAATATAAAATTCTCCTTTTCTATAACAGTTATTAAGTTACTTTTATTGATTGGACCATTTACAATTTTGATTTTTTTCATACTGCTTGTACTCTATCATATTATCTAAAGCAAATAACGGATCAATCGTATATAGGTCAATAAGGACGGATGTATATGTCGTATTCTTATCTAACCAGTCATAAAATCCATCCGTTCCACCTTTTTAAATCTTCAAAGGTGTATCAAGTTATTATAGTGTGTTTTGTATGTTTTAGTTTGGTAAATATCATTACGAAATAAAGTATTCTATTTTACTTTTCGGTCAGTGCAATCGTAGAACTTTATTTATACTTTATCATAAAAACATAATAAACACGTTAATGATATATTATAATATAAAATGGAGGATAAAAAGGAAATTCCCAATAATTTTTTTACAGTAATTGCTGATTTTGCTTCAGATTTATCTCAAACATATCCCGAACATTGTAATTTATGGAGTAACTTGGAAAAAGACGCAGATGAAACCGTAGTAAGAACCGTGTTCGAACATTGTGTGAAAGTATATCCCGAGCGTTTTTTTGATATTCTCTATCAAAATGAAGATATTTTCAAAGAAGATAGTGAGATAAATGTAGAATTTTTGCCAAATACCGATTTCAAACTATTATACACAACCAGTGATGTAAGTGAAAATACCCAAAAAACGATTTGGAAGTATCTGCAACTTATTCTATTCACAGTTGTAGGTGATATTAAAGATAAAACTACATTTGGTGAATGTATGAATATATTTGAAGGAATAGACGAAACGGAGTTACAATCAAAATTAACGGAAACAATGAGTGGTATAACTGATTTTTTTAAAAATATAGATACAAATAATAATAGTGACGACGAAAACCCTCGCGAAGAATTTAAAAATATGGAAAATATGCCGAATATGGAAAATATGCATGAGCATTTACAGGGGTTATTTCACGGAAAAATCGGTTCTCTAGCACAGGAAATGGCAGAGGAAATATCTGGAGATTTTGGAGATATGTTCCAAGGAGATATGGACGAAAACGCAAATCCACAAGATATAATTAAGAAGTTAATGAGCAATCCAAAGCGTATAATGGATTTAATGAAGAAGGTAAGTGGAAAACTAGATAAAAAAATGAAAGATGGTGATATTTCACGTGACGAAATTATGAAGGAAGCAGGTGAGTTGATGGGTAAAATGAAAGATATGGGCGGGGGGGGTCTGGATGAAATGATGAAAAATATGGCAGGTGGTGCGGCTGGCGCTGGAGGTCTTGATGAAATGATGAAAAATATGGCAGGTGGTGGCGGATTGGATGAAATAATGAAAAACCTGGGTGGTGGAAACATGGGCGGCATGATGAAGAAACTAGCACGTTCTATGGCAGCGGGTGGTGGCGGTGGTGGTATGGATGAAATGATGCAAAATTTAGGAGGTGAAGGAATGGGTGATATGTTGAAACAAATGGCAGGATCGTTGGGGAAAAATATGAAGTTGGATACAAATTCGATTGATCGCATGACGAAACAATCCGAATTGAAAGAACAAGTGAAACAACGCGGACAACTGAAAAAAGAACAAGTGTTACAGCAACAATTGGTAGAGGAAAGGGCTATTCGAGCGCGTTTAGAAAAACAACAACAGTATATGCACGCAATTGAAGAAACCGGTGGAAAATGCGTATTTCGTATGCCTGAATTAGGTAAACAAGAACAGTCTACTTTTATTCATCCCGATTTATTAAAAGAAATGGAGGAAGAAGACAAACACAAATTAGAAAAAAAGAAAAGCGATGGAAAAAAGAAGAAAAAGAAGAAGAATAAAAAGTAAATCAATCGAGTTCATTATCTGTCTATAATTTATAAATGAATTTTTTTAAATACATTGACTTAAAAGTTTTTCTTATTAGTTTAGCATTTGGCATATTTGCAGTATATATTACCATGCCTGATACCAAAAAAATATATGTATATCCAACACCTGAAAATGTAGATTTATTACAATACCGTGATAATGCGGATAACTGTTTCTCGTATAACCAAGTAGAAGTCGAATGTCCTAGTGATGAAAGTGAAATAACGACAATAAAACCACAGACAAAGTAGAAATATTTTGATATTTTTAGTATCAGTTTAATGTATATTATATGAATTTACAAAGATTATTACATACGAAAACCGGTCAATCTCTTATTTCTATTCTTTTAGGAATCGGATTAGCCTCTTTATTTAGAAAAGTATGTTCTGGCAAAAAATGTATCGATTTTGGTGGGCCTGTAATAAGTGAAATCGAAAATAAAATATTCAAACATAATAATAAATGTTACAAGTATGAAACAAAGTCAGAAAAATGTGATAATAATAAGAAAATATTAGACATGTCCGAACAAGAAAAAATTATTTTATAAATTATGCGTCAAACTATACACTATACTATATAATAGTAGTGTATAGTTTATGGAAAATACCACCACCAGCATTGCGAATTTACCAATACAACCGAGTAATGATGTGGCATTTTCACAAAATACTCGCGGAGATAGTGGAGGTGCGAATAACAATAAACAAAATGTAGAGCAAGCTACTAATTATACCCCCATGAATACACATCCAAATCCTTATGGTAATAATCAACAGGAACCGCCCATCAGTTTACCAACATCTGTCACACAACACGGATTGAATGAAGACCAACGAAATGAATTAAATAATATTCCGTTACAGAGGTTACCTTCGAGGGATATTGCACAAGATACAACTGTTTATTCGCAAGATGAACGAATACAACCCAATCACATACCAAAACAAAATGTAAACGATTATGTCCGTGAATATGAAGATATGAATGAACGAAATGTGCGTGAATATGAAGATAAGAAACGACAACAACGAGGGGTGGATCTTATATTTTCAAATATGCAGACACCAGTATTAATTGCATTTTTATTTTTTATTTTCCAAATGCCCCTGGTGAATACACTTATTTTTAAACGGTTCTCTTTTTTAACGATATACAATGATGATGGAAACTTTAACTTTTATGGTTTATTACTAAAAAGTATAATCTTTGGTTCGATATATTATAGTTTGATGTCATTTACAAATTTTGTAAGCGAACTTTAGTCTGAACCGCGCAATTTATTGAATAATTTTGCAATCGGGTTTTTCTTTTTAGTAGAACGTTTTGATTTACTCATATCACTTTCCTTTGCGGTTTTCGATTTGATTCGTGATACACGTTTTTTTTCCTTTTCCTTTTCTTTTATAAGGAGTTTATTTTGTTGTTTTTCAAAAATAGATTGTGGGACATAACGCAAAAACCACATTTCATATTCTTTTGAGTCGCGATTATTTTTTAATTCTTTAAACTTATCACTTTTTTCAGACCGCATATCTTCTAAGGTTGTCTGTTTTCCATAACAATTCATAGAAAATCGTTTTAATAAACCGCGTTGATTTAATCTGGTTTTTTGTTCCAAATCAAATAAATATTTTGCCATACATAATACACGTTCTTTATGAAAGATACTATCTAAATAAATGAAACTAAGATAAAAACTTAATATCGTATCTATGGTTGCTACATTTACTTTATTATTACCGATTTGAAGAATATTATAGTTATGGCACGCAATGGGTGAATATAACATTGCGATCGTTTCTTCGCCAACAAGCACTTCTATACTTTCGGGTATAATTTCACCAATCGCTTTATTCGCAACTGTTTTCACGTTTTTAAAACCTTCGCGTGTCAATTGTTCTTTTAGAATAATCGCAGTTCTATTTATATCTTCTGTAATAACATCAAAATCAGGTATTTTTTTCAGTTCTTGTTTTTCGAGCTTTGATGTGTATTTTGAATATAAACTAGAAGCATACCCACCAAAGAAAACAACACCTTGCGCTATTAAGGTATCGCGCGCGATTGTATATAACTGTTCTGATTGTTCTTTGTTAGAATCCAAATCGCGTTGTAAATCGATTTGATGACAGTTACCACTATTCATAGGATAATGGGTATTCAATAAAGTTAATCGTTTAAATACTTTCTCCCATCTTGAAATATCGCCATTAGGTCGCGATAATTCTAAATACATACCCATTCGTAGATAATCCGGCGGCGCATATCGTATTCCGGCTATCATAATAGAATCTTTGTAAATAGATTTATATAATGGGTCGACCAGTTGCGTAATATCGGCAATGGGTATAAAATTCACAAAAACTTTAAATGTTCCCATATGAACTCCCGCTTTTGCTTCTACATCAGTGTATCCTTCCTTATAATAAATATCTGCAAGTTCTTTCGCATTTTCTAGTGCGTTTGGTGAAAAAAAATCATAATCCGGAAGGTCTACTGATTTATCATAAAATTGTGCGTTTTTAGGTAAGATATTATTAATTGCGGTTCCACCATAACAAACTAATTTTTTGGTTACAATAAATGTTTCCACGATTTCTAATATTTTTTTGACATCATCATTTTGAACTATACGACGACCCTGTTCTTCTTCTATTGTATCGACCGATTGACGCAATACTGCTAATTCGCATTCTTGAAATGTCATTCTGTTATCACACAACGAATTATTATATTTATTGTTCCGTTTTTTTGTCCTCTGTCTTTTCTCTTTCATAATATATATTACATTGATACATTTTATGTAATATATTCTCGATAATTTACTCAAATTGTTGTTTATATAAATAATCAATTGCAAGCGACAATGGTATTATACCACATTTATTTTTGTTAAAGAATTCTTCATAATTAGTTAATCCTGCGTCATTGATATAATATCGTTGTGTTATAATTTGACACCCATAATTATTTACCAATTCATACATATCAGGGTTTTCAGTGTTGTCATTAATTAAATCTGGAATCACCATCTGTATTTTTTCGATATCCGTACATAAGTTGCAATCGTCTTTAACTCGTATAGTTTTCTTAGGGCGGTTCATTACATTTGTATATGTGTTTAAGTGACAAATATCCGACCCGGATTCTAAATTCACCATTTTTGTTAAATCTTTACAATCTTGGTCTGTCTTATTTTTACAAACGCTATCTTCCGCGTAATTGCGATTGATTGTTTTATCTACTACTAAAACTACTTTACCCATTACTTCCGATAATGTAGTATCTTTTGTTATTTTACCATTAAATAAACGTGATTTCAATGTTCTACTTATATCAATCGCAATACGATTATATATCGATGCATCATTTGATTTAATGCGTAGGTTTACAAAAATAGGGTCTTCATAATTCGGTGAAGGTTTAGCAAAGGATTTGGTAATCACCACATTCAATATATCATACAACGTTTCTGTATTGTTTGTATTAAATAATTCTAGGTTTGGGTCAGTCGTATAAGTAACAATCGGTATCCCTTCTTCCATCAATACTTCGAAATCTAAAAAACGGCATCCTCGTTCTAATAAGTTGCTTACCATATCTTTGTTTACATATTCACCAGTAATCGCACTATTGTATGAACTTTTAATAACATATTCTTTTAGTGGTTGTTTTATATAATCTTTACCAACTGAAACTATATTTATTCCCTCGTTTTGTTTATATTTTTCATACTCGCTCTCTTTTGTATTACCAAACGTTTCAATGTTTGTGCATTCTTCACATTCCGTTTTATTTTGTTCAACATTCATATTTTTTATTAAATTGTTTAAATATGATTTACGATAACGAAATCTCATAAACAGATAAATAAATATAATTATAATTAGAGCAACAAGTGCTATATGATATTTTTTCATGTTCTTCTATAACTTTTCATTATATTATATTTATCAATAACAAATATAGTAATTAATATATATACTATTTAAATATGGCAGGTGGACTACTAAATATTATCGCAATAGGAAATAATAATATATTTTTAACCGGAAACCCAACTAAAACATTCTTTAAAGTAACTTATAGTAAATATAGTAATTTTGGTCTTCAGAAGTTTCGAATTGATTATGATGGGTCGCGTGATTTACGGTTAACTGAACCATCCAAATTTTCTTTCAAAATTCCTCGATATGCCGAACTATTAATGGACACGTATGTAGTAGTTACTATACCTGATATATGGAGTCCAATACATCATCCTACCGATAATACAATTGAAGGAACTAATAATCGTTGGGCGCCATATGATTTTAAATGGATAGAAAATATAGGCGCGAATATGATAAAAGAAATAGAAATCACCTGTGGTTCGGTAACGTTACAAAAATATACGGGTGAATATATTTCTATGATGGTTGAACGCGACTTTACAAGTGAAAAAAAGGATTTGTTTAATCAAATGTCTGGAAATACAGAAGAATTATATGACCCTGCAAATACACACGGACGATTAAATATGTATCCATCCGCATTATATCACGAAAACGGTGCCGAACCTTCTATTCGTGGTCGCAATATTTACATACCCATTAATTCGTGGTTTACATTAAATAGCGGTTGCGCGTTTCCATTGGTTGCATTACAATATAACGAGCTCGTTATTAATGTTACATTCCGTCCAATTCAAGAGTTATTCCAAGTCAGAGATGTATTTGATAGTGAAAATAATCGTCCTTATATTCAACCAGATTTTAACGAATCGCGTTTTCAAATGTATCGGTTCTTACAAACACCACCCAATTTCATCATTTCTGCTGAAAATTACGAAACCAAAATATCTACTTGGAATGCCGATATACATTTAATATCAACCTACTGTTTTTTATCAAAAGACGAAGCCAGTGTATTCGCAGCACAAGACCACGTATATTTAATAAAAGACGTCATAAAATACGATTTTGAGAACATAACTGGTTCAAAGAGATTGGAGATAAAATCTACCGGTATGGTTTCAAATTGGATGTGGAGATTACAGCGAAATGATGTGAATTTAAGAAATGAATGGTCTAATTATACAAACTGGCCTTATAAGTTTCTTCCTGTAAGAGGTAGTATTTATACAAATACCGATAATAATGGCACTTTTCCAAATATTGACCCAAATGACCTACGTAATACTGGTATTTCGTTTAGTCAAGCGTTTACAGTTGATAATCGCAAAGAAATAATGGAAACAATGGGTATTGTATTGGATGGTGAATATAGAGAAAATACATTAACACGTGGAGTATATGATTATATTGAAAAATATACGCGAACACCTGGAAACGCAAAGGATGGAATATATTGTTATAATTTTTGTTTAAATACCAGTCCATTTGAATATCAACCTTCTGGCGCAATTAATTTAAACAAATTTCGTTCCATCGAACTTGAAATTAGCACATATGTACCACCGATTGATTTGACGAATTCAAATATAGATACAGTTTGTGATGACAATGGAAATATTGTAGGTGTTCGTAAATTGAACTGGCGTTTATTTGAATATAATTTTAATTTGACGCTATATGAAGAACGATATAATGTATTGTCTTTTATAAATGGAAATTGTGGTCTAATGTATGCAAAATAATGTGTGTAAATTTGTCACTTTTTATCGCAATGTATAATATACCTCATTTATATTATATACTCATGAAACAAAATGATACTACACCCACATTTAGTAATTCAAAAAATATAAATTTTCAAAAAGAAAACATGATACATAAGATTAAAAATATAAAGAAAAGGAAAGGTGGAATCAAACAATATCACGATATAGAACCATTGGATAATATACATCATACGAATAATGACGTGAACGACCACATTGATAACACGAAAACTACCAAGAAGACAATTGTCGAGGGACTAACATTGAATCCTATATATATTCCAGAGGAAGACGACTGGACGGGACAAGATGATATATATGAAGGGAATAGAAAAAAATATTCAAAAGAGAGAAGCACTTCTGAATGGATACAATTTATTTATGACGAATTAAATAAATATACACAGACTGTGATATCTATGGTATTATCTATGATTGCTGGAAAAGAGATTGATAAAGATGATTCAGATGTAATGATCGTAAAAGATATACTTACACGATTATTAGCAATTAGTATTGCGAGTTTATCAGTCATCAATTGGATGTTTGTATTATTCTATAAAAATGAAAATGATGAACGATTATATAAGGATTCGAAATACCAAGGTACATTCAAAGATGTTTCGCATGAACGCGTTACCGAATTATCAAAAGATAGTAAGTTTTATCGTATTCTTTTGTGGATGTTTGGTAAATCAACAAATGTGATTGATCGTTTTCAAACAAATGTAATTATTGAACTACCAGATAAACCTTTTGTAAAAAATAATACTACTCTTCCGGCAATGTTTATTGTTTTATTCGTCATTTTAAATGCGTGTTGTTATAATTTTGTTGGTTTTTTGAAAGATACCCTTATTAATTTCGCAACCTTTAATGTCACGGCGGATTATCTGTATCTTGGTATTCTAGTTAGTGTAATGGGTCTTTTGGTACTATCTGCTATGGACGAAGAAAACTTTGAATTGATTAAGTTTTTTCTAACGCAAGCGCACCCAGTTTATATTTACATACCGTTATTTTTGATTGGTCTGATTTTATATATTGTTTATATGTTTGTATTTATTGGACCGGTTATGTATTTGGGTATAGTTGGTTATATTATGCTTCATACAATGGTTGCGAAGTATTTATACGCTGCCCCATTAACAAATGACGAATATAAGGAAGAAATATATGAATTTATTGAAAAAAATAAACCCAAATTAAGCGACGACTCGAATTGTCATCCGTTTGGACTTATGGATTATATTAATATGATTATTGAATTCATATATCGTCATTTGTATTCTATTACGTTTATAATAACCATGGTAACCGCTATAATCAATGTCAATATGAATATTAAAGTCGAATCTGTGAAACTTACATTATTTGTTTTATTTGGTATGAGTATAATAATTACGTCTTTATTGAATGTGAATAAACTGGGGTTGTTTATGGATTATATAATGAAACCGAATGGTTATAAGTTTGAAACAAAAGATAGCACATTGGATTCTATTAGTAATGGACTAATGAAGCTTGTCATCGTATTATTTATTATTTTTATTGGATTACATTTTACTGGATTTGACAAGAAATTTCTTTCTATACCCGCTCCCCCCAGTAAAGATGTTGTGAATTAAACAAATTCCACACTATACTATAATTGCAAGTATACGTAAAAATAGGAATAATAATATGTATATAAAAACTATATTATTGTAGATACTAATGGGAAAGAAAACAAAGAAGGTTTATCCACTTGTTAGTGTATGCACCCCTACGTTTAACAGGCGTCCGTTTATAGAAAATATGTTTAATTGCTTTCGTAATCAGGATTATCCAAAAGATAGAATAGAATGGATTATCGTTGATGATGGGACAGATAAGATAAAAGATTTAGTAGAAGCTTCGAATATTCAACAGATACGTTATTTTGATATAGATGAAAAGATGACTCTTGGTGCCAAACGCAATTTTGTTCATGACCAGGCACGAGGTTCTATTTTTGTTTATATGGACGACGACGACTATTACCCACCCGAACGAATTTCACACGCAGTAGATGTATTACAATCCAACCCCGACGCACTATGTGCTGGCTCAAGTGAGATTTATATATTTTTTAAAGGAATGGATAAAATGATACAATGTGGACCATATGGACCGAATCACGCTACGGCGGGAACTTTTGCTTTCAAAAAAGAGTTATTATCACAAACCAGATACGAAGAACACGCCGCGTTAGCAGAAGAACGCGCTTTTTTGAAGGATTATACCATTCCTTTCGTTCAACTTGACCCATTAAAAACAATACTTGTTTTCTCACACGAACATAATACTTTTGACAAGCGTAAAATGTTTGAACAAAACCAAGACCCACGTGTATTCAAAGAATCAGGCAAGGTGGTGAATTCATTCATTCGTAGAAAAGCAGAAAAAAATATTAAGAAATTCTTTTTAGATGATATTGATAATTTATTGATGCATTATGAACCAGGAAGACCAAATATGAAACCCGATGCGCTAAAACAAATCAAGGAAATCGAAGAAAAACGAGAAGTTATGATAAAAAACGCACAAGAACAACAAAAACAAAACGCACCTATTGTATTAAATCGTCCGGGACAAGAACCGATCACTTTAAATAGTCAACAAATCATCGAAGTTATACAGAATCAACGAAAACGAATCGAAGAATTAAACGAACAAGTTTCAAAACTAGAACGATTTAATCAATTATTACAAACAAAAATTATTGAATCGCGAAAAGAACAACCAGTTCAAACCACTATTGCGACAAATGAAGATAATGTAAAAATATATCAAACAGAAATAAAATCTCGCCCAGAACTCATTGTAAATATACACGAATAAATCGGTAATATCTATACAAATTATATTGTAGTTTCATACAATATAATCAATCACAAGTCATTTTTATTCTGTATCACTTTCAAACTCATTTAAGATGATAGTTTCTTTTTTTACATTCTTATCCAAATATCTATAAATTCGTTTGATATCTAACTTTGTTAGTAGCGTATCATTAAATATGTTTGTGAATTCTAATAACTTCTCTATTGGGCGGTCTTTGTAATATATTCTTAATTCTTGAAAACATTGCATCAGGTCCTTTTTATCTAATTCTAATTCTTGACATAAATTTGTAATAAACATCAGATTATTATATTCAGTTGAATATTTTGTCAATATTTTAGTAAAACGGACCTCTTCTGGCTGAAACTTATTTTGATTTTCTGGAAATTCATTATGATATATTTTATTATTATAAAATGTTTTTATTAATGATGTCATCTCATTAAACTGCCATATTTGATTTTGAAACGTAATTCTATCAGTATAGTCCGCAAAACAGATATTATTTAAAATTTTTATATACAATGGGATTACTTTTTTTGATGGGAACTTTGAAAACATATCTATAATATTTTCGTGCCATAATAACGCAACGATAGTTCTTTCGGTTTCATTCATAATTGTATTGTGTTCTTCTAATGGATAATAGTTATTTATTATGTTTTTTGTAATATTTTTGGTGTCATCATTGTACGTTTTCTTTTGTAAAATAGTTTTGAACTTCCCATTTGTTATAAAGTGTTTATCCTTTGTATATAGATTGTGGATAAATTCCAGTTTCCGCATATCATTCTGTATATAGTCTATCACTATATCATCACGTGTATGAAATTCTAATGAATTGTCTGGAATAATACGCGATAATATTGTTTTTATTTGTATATTTGTTGGACGATGTAATTCAAATGTATAACACACTTTCATTAGTTCTCTTATTTTCTTGTCCATGTGGTAATTACCAATACATATTATCGGATTGATAGTAGTATTTTCCTGTAACTGTTTCTTTGTTTTTTTTTGACGTATTAGTTTAATTAATGCGGTTATGCCACCTCGGTCTCCATTATTCATGCCATCGATTTCATCCATAATTATTGCAAGTCGCCTTTCCTTTCGTTTTATCATATTCAGCACATTGCGATTTGAAACACTATTACTGTTCATTGTTTCAATCAAATTTTTGTTTCTTACATCTCCAGCATCGTATTTTATGATATCATAGTCTAATTTTTCGAGTAAATCCACTACAAATTTAGATTTTCCACAACCGGGAGGACCATATATATAAATTCCCTTTTTGTCTTTGATATTGTTGTTATTGTTCTTCAAATAATCCAATATATCTTTTATTTCATTAAATGTCCCTTCACGACCAAGTATGTCGTTCAAATCTATTTCTTTTAATAATTTATTCATTACTATTTTCGTTGTGATACAATAATGAATACATACAATTTTATATACTTTTACACCTGTATTTACTTATTACGAAAATGAACTAAAATCGGTTGTGATTGGCATATAATTGCTGGCACGATTGGATGGCAATTTGCCAAAATAGGAGTAATTATCTGTTTTTACTTGTCCGGATACATGATTTGTTCCTAAGTAAGGTGCGGTTGTTCTTTGCGTTGTTGGTTGCTGATAATTAGATTGTTGTGTTTGTTGATTATTGGTTTGTTGATTATTTGGTTGTTGGGTTTGTTGAACTTGGGTAGGATTATAATTAAATAATGGAGATAAACCACCCGCGATATCTGATACAATATCTATTGTCCCCCCAGCAGCATCTCTTACCAGTCCACCAGCACCCCCTGCGGCATCTCTTACCAGTCCACCAGCACCCCCTGCGGCATCTCTTACTAGTCCACCCGTTTCACCTGCCACGTCACGAACTAATCCACCTGTTTCACCAACCAGTTCTTTTGCTACTCCTCCAGTTTCTGAAATCAGATTGCTGGCTACATCACCCGTTCCTTTAACCAATCCTGTCGCCACATCACCTGTCCCTTGAACCAATCCTGACGCAATTGTTTGCCCGGTTCCGTTTGTAGTAGAACCAGTAGTGGTTGAAGAATCATTCTCACCGCAGTTAGAGCATTTTACAGTGGTTGGGTATTCGGGAAATGCAGGACATACCGGTGGCACGATTTGTGTTTTTAATATGTAATCTTCTGATGTGTTATTTTCCGTTTCGGGTGTTGACGCTGCAGTTGTGGTTGTTGGTGTTTCAACAACCGTTGTAGAAGGAAGTACTTTTACCGCTTCGGTTGTATTGTAACGAACGACATTTAATAACTTGAACTTGACTTCACTTGAACTATATCCAAATATACAAACAATCGTATTCACTCCATTAGGCATATATACAACATAATTAGCACTGGTATCACCAGAATTGGATTGTGTTAGATACCAAGGGTTAAATGTAATATTATTTACTGTCATCGCATCAGTAATATCACTTGCGTTTTTAGAAATCTTGTTACGGTCATATATATTAACTGTTGTATCTGTTGTATTCAAAACTAAATTTGATGTTTTAATATCATATTTGATTTTATCATTTAATTGATATACAGAGCGATTGTTGTAATCGGTTTCAGATACGATTTGGTTCAAGTTACTTGTATCGACATTTTGTATAATAGATTTAGTTATATCTAATGGATGTATCCCATTAGAACCCATTACTTTCGTATCGTCTGAACCAAAATAAAAGGTATTATGAATATTCCACGTTACGGGAGATTCGGATGTTCTCTCAAGAACGATTATATATGTATTTGTATTCCAAGGAATGTACATGACAACTTTTTTTGTCGTATTTTCACACTGGCTTGTGTAGACCCACGAATTCATACTTGGTAATATAGATGATATTAAACTCTCTTCTGTATCAATAGAATCACCTGCTACCAGACCACTTGTGTCGTATGTAACCGTAGAGTTTGATACAGTAGGATTATTTACACGTTTTGAAATGATTATACCCGTAATTGAAGTTCCATTTGAATCCATACCTACAAACGTATCGGATACAGTGACATCAGTCGGGGGCTCGGCAACGGGCTCGGCAACAGGCTCGGCAACGGGCTCGGCAACAGGCTCGGCAACAGGCTCGGCAACAGGCTCGGCAACAGGCTCGGCAACAGGGACAGTAGCAGTCTCTTCATATGCTTCTCCATTCACTTCAATCAAATTGCCATTCTTGTTATCAAAATATAAGTTATCGTATAATTTGTATACATTCTTCGTTTTGGAATATTGGGGTATAAAAACACTATTTAATACAGGTTCTTCCTTTTGGAAAGCAACAAAAGACTCTTTGTTACAAAAACTACCCATCATTATGAATATTACTAAAACAAATAAGATTAGTACAAATACACTGAAACGAGTTAATTTTATATTTGGTAACTTAATATTGGGTAATTTCATGTGAATAATTCGTTATATCATATACTACGAAAAAAAACTATCTTTATATTATCAAAAATTGATAATATAACAATGAAATGAATAAGACATAATAATATATAATTATGCCCACAATTAAGAACAAAACTGAAAAACCTTTATTGGAAAGATTTTATGACAATGAGAACAACAATAAATATGAATTATGTATTGATGAGGCGGGACGAGGTTGTTTGTTTGGTCGGGTTTATATAGCATGTGTAGTATTACCTAAAAATGAAGAGGATTTTTCGGGTGTGGATATCAAAGATAGTAAAAAATTCTCGTCAAAGACAAAACTAAATGAAAAGGCAGATTATATTAAAAAACACGCAATTGCTTGGCACATAACGTATATTGAATCAGACGTTATTGATAATATTAACATACTAAAATCAGTAATGAATGGTATGCACGACTGTATACAAGAAACTATGCTAAAACATCAAATAAATATACAAAATAAAACAAAAATGAGTGATTATATGGCAGTTATAGATGGAAATTATTTTACACCGTATACCCGGTTTGATACAGAAAAAGAAATGATTTGTCAATTAGAACACGCTACTGTTGAAAAGGGTGATGGTAAATATATGGGTATCGCAGCGGCAAGCATTTTGGCAAAATCTGCGAGAGACAACTATGTATTGGAATTGTGTGAGAAATATCCGGATTTGATTACTATGTATGGTCTTGATACAAATATGGGTTATGGAACAAAAAAACATCGCGAAGGAATAGACGAATTTGGTATTACAAACTATCATCGTCGTAGCTTTGGATGTTGTAAACAAGCAAAAATTGAAACCAGTATAGAGAACATATAACATTCATAAATTATACTATAATATGTCTGTTTCTACCAAATTTACTGTCTCGCACGTGTATTCTCTCTTTCGCTCAGTGTTATTTACAAACCCGAATAAAATACAACTTGGTAGATGGACTATTCAAAACAAACAAAATGAAGTTGACTTGAAAGTAATGTATTCAAATGAAGACCATTGTGGTATATGCAAGGGATATATGACAACAAAAAATATCGATTCGATTGTGAATGACCCAAAAAAAGAAGAACAACTAAACGAAGAACTAATCTTATTGATTTCATGCACACCAGACAAATAAAATTACATCATAAATAATTCTTCAATGTCGTTTTTTTTTACATTTATATATTTGGTTGTTCTGTCATTTGTGCTATATCCAACCAACAAATTATCATTTAAGAGAACAAATCCCAATGTATATTCTATTGGTTCTCTTTCGAATGTAAATAACTGAGAATAATTTTTTAATTTATATGTTTCGCGATCTAATACGACAAACATGTGGTAATAAAAACTTCTATTTTCGTAACTAACAATATGACAAATAAACCAGATTTCATTACCGATTACCACACCATTCGTAGAACCGCGGACATTTTTAAAAAAACTGGGTGTAGAAATATTGTGTGTATCTTCAAATTGTGTTTTATCATTGTCAGATACATAAGAACCAATCGTAATAGGAAACCAGTTGTATATTACTTTGAGTTCATTTTTATTATCAGTAAAGAGAACCCAATTTTTCTCAACCGGATTGATATTCGTTTTTTGTACTATATTACTGTAACCAACCGCGGTTTCTGATATATTTATTTTCCCGGTTTCAATACGAATTGTTTGGTCTGGTAATACACGATTCGCATTATATACAAGTTCATTGTTATGATATAGCAATCGTATATCTTCCATTCCAATATAATAATTGTCTAGGTTCTCATTATACCCTAATTCAAACTCTTCTTCCTTTATTAAACCGCAATCTTCTATACGAAAAACAGATGTTACATTTTTAGTAATTATATTTTCACAATTTGTATATCTACCATCAGGGTTGATAAAATAATTCACATATCGCGTGTTAACAAATAACTTTGTATTTGAATTGTTCGAGCATATAGACGGGGTAGATGAATAAAAATTATTCAAATCAATATCTACTTCACAAATATTTTTATTGAGTAAGAGAACCTGATTATTATTTTGTTTCATACTTGACAATTGTTTGGCATAATACTTGTAATTTTGCAATACATTATTCTTTATATTGTCACTTGAATATGAAGTGAGTACTTTATTACAAGAATCATATATATTATTTTTCATATTGTTAGAATAAAAACCAATGATAGAGAACTCATAATCTAATTTAAAATCATAAATATCTTTATGATAAAACAAATGGTCGGTTGATGTGTGTTTTGTTCGCTGATAGTCTGCCAACTGGTAATAATGATATGCTAAGGAATGTTGACCCTTTTTACGATAATAACAGATTATTTGATATAGGTTCTCTATTCGTTCGGGCAGTATACTATACGCCTCTAACCAATAAAACAACGCATTGGGATAATCGTTCAATCCACAATAACAAAGACCCATATTATAATATGAATACCATACTTCTTGTTTCCACCCATCCAGTGCTACACGTTTTTTATAGGTTTCTATTGCCAGTGCGTATTGGTTCGTATCCTTGTAACTATTTGCGAGATAAAATGTATATCTATCGTTATTCGGGTTCTCTATTAATCCATTCTTTAACAAACGGATATCGCGAGTAAATTTATCTTGTTTCGCACCACCGTCACCAACATCATTGATAAATAAGTGTTGTTTAGAAATCGTATTTGTAGTGTGGTTCTCTGGTAACGATAGATATTCGTGAGTTACTCCCCAATAATACATATCCTCGATATTTTTTACCAGTCGCACATTTTTATAGTACATTTGGTCTGAACCTTGTAACACATAATACACGTCTTGTTGTAATTCATTTTTAAAATCATCAATAGAGAACCCAGAACCGAATTCTAGTATCATGTCGGCGTCCAATAACAATAAATAATCGGCATTTTCTAGTCCAAAACACGCATTTAATGAATAAGTACGATTATATCCGAAATCCTTGAATGGTTCTCTTATTATATTTCCGGGTAAGTTATTTTCTTTACCAAACTGTTCTATTAACTCTATTGTATTATCAGTACTACCGGTGTCACATATACAATAACTATCAATAATCGGTAACACAGATGTTAATAGACGAATAATCACTTTACTTTCATTTTTTAATATCATATTCAAGCATATTTTAGGCATCATCAAGCATAGTTCATATAATATGATTGTTTTTAAGTTTTTATTGAAGTATAAATTTTATCCCGATATAATATAACAATACACATATCAAAATGGCATTTACGAGATTTCACGACGACCCATACCGTATAAAAAAACAGGTAGAAGAAAGCAGTTTCGCAGGTAGATATATGTTAAACACACCAGGACAAGGCATTGACATGCCATTTATGGAAGACCCACAGGTACGTCTTCAAAAATGGGGGGCGAATTTACATACAAATAGCATTAACTTGGAGAGTGATATGATGGGATTAACTCGACAAAATAATCGGGATTTACCTGAAAAAAACAATTACAAAATAAATAGTGTCCAGACCGGACGAAATTATTATAAGAATGAAACGCCATTCGTACAGGAATCGCGGGCAAGTCACCCGGCGTGGATGTATAAAGATTGCGAACAGAACCGTTGGGAGTCGCCATTATTAAACCCATTGAATGGTTTAGAAAAAACATTCCACGAGAACATACAAACACGAATTTTAGAGAAGGACCATTTCAAACAACGTGTTCCAGTTGTTGAGGGAACCCAGAATACAGATTATTATCTTGCCGGAAAATCAGTTTGTATAGGTGGAACCGAAGAAGATTGTCCCGGAACATTATACACGAAAAAAATACAATAATATAAATACCTTATAAATATTATAAAGTCTATATAATATATATCTGTAATATAAATCATGGAAGTAATTGTGCCCCTATTTGCGTTATCAAGTTTTTATGTAATCAATAATCAGAATAAAAAGAAGAATAAAGATAAAGAAAGTTTCGCAAATTTACCGAATACAAATATTCCGAATCAAAATTATCCAACAGAATACCCGATTGTTTCTACTGAAACCGACCAAACAACTGAATTGTCAAATAATAATAAGTTTGGTGGTAATGGGGTATATACTGACAAATATTTCAATCAACAAACACCTGTGAGCGAAGGAAGTCCCGAGTTTTATTCAATGAGTGGTGAAAAAGTAGGCACCGGATATTTTCAACATAACAATATGGTCCCTTTTTTCGGTAGTAATTTAAGAGGCAGTATGAAATCTGAAAATGAAACAGAAGGACTTTTAGATTCTTATACCGGTTCTGGATCTCAAACTGTTACAAAATCAGAACAATCGCCTTTATTCGCACCTGACGAAAACACACAATGGGCTCACGGTGTTCCAAACCAAAGCGACTTTATACAATCAAGAGTTAATCCTAGTATGAAAATGTCTAATGTAAATCCGTTTAAAGAGGAATCTGTCGCACCTGGTTTAGGACTGGGATTTACAAGTGAAGGTTCAGGTGGATTCAATTCTGGTATGGCCGAGAGAGAACAATGGCAACCTAAGACAGTAGACAACTTACGCGTAGAAAACAATCCCAAATCTGGTGGAAATCTATTATACGGACACGAAGGTCCTGCCTTACACGCTATCAAAAATAACGCAACACCAGAACAAATGGGTGTTGTGGAAAAAAATAGACCCGATACATCGTTTGAAATGTCAAGTGATAGATGGTTTACTACTGGTGGTCTTGAAAAAGGACAAACTTCCCGTGCCGTGAATATATTAAAAAATGTAACTAGACCTGAAACAACTACAGATTATACTGGTGGTGCTGGTGCCCATAACAATGCGTCTTACAACAAGGGCGAATATATGCCTTCACACAATCAAGATTTGGGTGCGCGACCATTTGGTGTTGCTAGTGCACCGGGTCATAATAAAGCCAATGTAAATGACCATGGTATAAACGCAAAAATGGCTTATCCTAATAATCGTAGTGCGAATAAACAAGATAGTTATTTTGGAATGGTAAGTGGAGGAATGGGATCTGTAATCGCCCCATTACTTGACGTATTGAGACCATCGCGAAAAGAAAACGCAATAGGTTCTCTTCGTCCTTATCAAAACGCTGGAACTGCAGTTTCAAACTCTTATATGTATAACCCAAAAGACACTCTACCAACTACTATTCGCGAAACCACCGAAAATTCCAAATTCCATATGAATGTAAATTCAAATCAGAACGGAGGTGCTTACAAAGTTACTCAACAACAGGCGACTCATACTACTCGTCAAGAAACGGGAGATTTTTATTATGCAGGTGGTTCGAGTGCTGCGGCAGGAACAAAGAAAACTACCTCATATGAAGCAGGTTATAATCAACGCAATAACGATATTAAGTCTAGCACAATCGAAGGACGATTGGTGAAGGGTAACATGTCACTTTTAAATTCAGATGTAAATATGCGCGTGGCGAATAAAGACGAATACTTAAAGAATTCTCGTCCCGTTTCTGGTAATATGCCATACAAATCACCCGATGCATCTACGATGGGGAGATTAGCAGGAAATGACCGTTCTTTAAAATCAGATATTCAAACTGAACGCACTAATACTGACATATTATCTTCTTTAAATTCCAATCCATATGTGATCGACCATACAAAAGGACTATAAATAGTTTTTGTCTATATGATTATGAATATATTGTATCATAATCATCAAATCTCAGATGCTTTTGCCAAATGGACTATGATGCCAGTTGCGTTATCGGCATTATTACAATTAATAGTGAACACATTTTGACTATAGCCCAAATCACCAACCGGAACAGTTATTGTGATAACATTACCAGGGTCATTGGGATTACCCAATGGTATATTTTTTCTATCATATATTGTCCCAACAGTCATAGCATTGATTGCGTTTTTACCAATATTTAATCCTCCAACACTTAATCCATCAATTAATTTACCAGAAGGGTCCTTGGTTGAAAAAATGCCGGTATTATAATTAAATGTACCATAATTATCGGGACCTATCATATTATTTATAGGTATTTTCTCTACTGGTCCACTCCCCCAAGGAGTAAATAAAATTTTATTTCTTCCGATATTATTGGTTAATTTAAGAATAAATTTCGTTGGAAATTTATTACCACCCTGGGGGGTAATCACAATCGCACCTGTAAATGTAGATATTTCAGTGGGTATATTGATTGTTTTTTTTTCATTTACTTTGAAACTATCTTTATTTGGTGTTTGTGTAGGTTTTTTTTCCGATACGGCAGTAATATCAAATATGGTATTACTTTTTACAGCGTCCAGATTATCATTTACTTCTGTCATAATAACATCCCACGATGTGTTTTGTATTTCTGAGGTCGGCACTTTTGATTTTAATAATCCTTTTGCACCCCTTGCACCTCTTCGTTTTGCTTCTCTCGCAGAAAGACCTTCTGTAGTTACAAAATAATTTGCTAAAATTATATACAAAAATACGATTATTAATAGAACAAGTACTATCGTTTTTGGGTTCTTGTGAAACATACTGAATTATAATATCGTTAGATTTTGTTTACAACAAACCTTTTTGTTGTAAAAAAGTATTTCAATTTATACTACATAAATAAAAACGCTCCCTGTTGGGGTTGAACCAACGACCTCAAGATTAACAGTCTCGCGCTCTACCAACTGAGCTAAAGGAGCTTAGTGTATTCTATACACATTATAATAGAATACTTTGTTTTTATATCATTTTTTTTATAATTATATTTTTTATATATTAGGTCCTATCGGGATTCGAACCCGAGTTTTCAGATTCAAAGACTGAAGTGATAACCACTACACTATAGGACCTTATAAATTTTCCGACGGTGCCATTCCCAATTACGAGAAATGAGTGGTTTATAGGGTCTTCACTCATAGACCACACCCGATGAGGGACTTGAACCCTCGACCACTAGCTTAAAAGGCTAGCGCTCTACCAACTGAGCTAACCAGGTTGAAATATTTGCACAAAGTGGGGTTCGAACCCACGCAGCTTACGCTACCAGGTCTTAAGTCTGGCTCCTTAGACCACTCGGACATTTGTGCGATAGAAAAACTTATTAGGGTCGTTTTCATAACCACATGCTCAAGGGCGGAATCGAACCACCGTTAACGGCTCATAAGACCGCCGTTCTACCATTAAACTACAAGAGCAGAAGCTCCCTGCGTGAATTGAACACGCGACCTTTACATTACAAGTGTAATGCTCTACCACTAAGCTAAAGGAGCTGTGTTATTTACAATATATACATTTATACACTCACCCCTCCACATGATATAATAGGAATGTATCTTTATATTCATTTTTATATATTATATATTATTTGAAATTTATTTTCTCAATAGAGT